ATGGGATTTCCTCACGTTTGGGACAATGGTTATTCCCTTGTTAAATGAGGAGAAAACCCCATATATGCTACGTTCAAAAACATTCAAAACGGTGGGAAATGCGTCGCTTATCAACCAGTCTTCCAGACGAACTTTTCGAGCTTCTTTCGAGCCGAGCAGAATTCAATCGGCGTTCGATGAACGGCGAACTAATCTTCCTCTTGGAGGCTGCACTTGCGGCTGAACACGGGGACAACCTGGGCATCATTCGAACGATGATGATTGCCCAGGGTGGCTTATCTCAGCTCAGCCCACAGCAGTAAGTGGGTCGAGGATAAATTGGCATTGTACGAATTGAAGAGGGCGGGCATCCGCCCTCGTTACTGGCAAGATCGTCGTTCCATCGACAATGTTGAACCAGCCCTTCTGCTCGAGCGTCTCATGATCGTAGAAGGCAACCTTGCTCCCCGGCCGCAGCCGGTTGAAGATCTCCCCCACATAATTCCGCAGCCTGAATAGATTCTTGTCATCCGCGTAGGTGGACACGCCGATCGTGAACGAGCCGTGGAACATCTCAGGCGATTCCTCGGTGATCGTGATCGTCGTCGAGCCGATCAGGTCGGTATCCGGAAGCTCGTTGATGTTGGCGTGGGCTTCCCAATCAACATACCCGATCTCGATGTTCGGGTATTTTGGCTGACGATCGTCGATGACGTTGTTCGCAAAAGCTACGACCGATCCCCAAACGTTCTCGTACATATTAGTTCTCTCTACTTTAAACTGTTTTGAATCGTTGAAGCTACAATCCTGGGGATGCGGTTGAGAGCCCAGAATGTGAACACGGGCTGGAGCAGTGGGCGGTGGTGGCCGTCGATGCCCCGAAGCTTCTTCAGAGACTCACGGGAGATGCCCAAGCTGCGCTCGAACAGCACGTTGGGATCGAAGATCGAGGCCTCGGCCGTCATGACGCCAGGGAGATTTTTCAGGTTGGCTTTTGGCAGGAACGCTAGCTGAATCTTGCCCGTCTTGATGACGGCCGGAAGGTTCTTGGCCGACCGGTAGGTCTTCGCGTTGCCCTTCATGTAGCCGACCGTCACGGTGCCAGTCTTGGTTGTGATCGTCTTTGCGAGCCGGCGCAGCTCCATCTGCAGGGCGCCAGTGTGGATGTAGAACTGACGCGCTTGCTCCCGCGGGGTCTTGTCGCTGATCTTCTTCTTGAACGGTCCCAAGCGGTCGGGCTCGGTCTTCGACTTCTTCATGATGGTCTTGCGGCTAAGCGCATTCCAGTAGAGTTGGTCGAAGGTGCCGTTTGACTGCAGGGTTTCGATCCTACCCTTCCCCGCGTTGATGTCGGGCAAGCTGTTGTCGGTCCAATCCATGTGGATGCTGGTCTGCCCAGCCTTGCCGGTGGCCGAGGTCTTCGACATTGTGCCCACCATGGTGGTGGCGGCGAAGTTCACAGCGGCCTCGAGCGATCGCGCTACGCGATAGTTCAGTTTCTGGCGCAGCTGCTCCACACGGACGCGGTCAACATTGGCGACCTGGTCGACGGTCTCAACGCCCGTGGCCGAGATGAACTGGTCGATGCCATCGCTCATCTCCGCGTTGCTGACCTTGCGGTTGCCCACTTTGAAGGAGACCTTGACGGCCATCACTGCACCTCGGCCAGGTAGACTCCCCGGAAGATGTTGACGCGCTTCACGACGAGACCGTCGAGAATGTCGTTGAGCTCGAGCTTGGCCGAGCTGAAGACGGTGAAGCCCTCTTCCTTCACACGGATGGTGCCATCGGCCTGCTCGCGGTTGATCCGCTCTTCCAGGATCCAGATCTCTCCGATCAGGGTCTTGCCGGCCGACTTCGGAAGCCTGGTCAATGGATCAATGACCGACACTTCGCGCTCCCATGTCACCTTCTTGGTGAGCGGGATCAGCATGTGCGAGCGGTACTCGACGATGTTGCGTGTGAAGGAGCCATCGTGGTCGGCCACCAGGAAGTAGCGGTCCATGTCATCAACGATGACATCGAGCGTTTTCACCAGGCAATCAGGCGAGACGCGAAGCAGCCGGCGGGGTGTGCTGAAATCGTAGCCGATCAGCTTGCCCTCGAGATCCTGTTCGATGGTCCCTTTGAAGGGCAGACCATCTACACGATACATCAGGCTGTTGAAGCGAAGTCCAGCGGTCTTCAGGCTAACCATGCGTCACCCCGTGATGGCGTCAGTGTTCGTGGTGATGAGAAAGTACGTCGGCGTGACCTCGGTCTTGACGACCACTAGATCGAGCGCTTCCTGATATCGGCTCTCAGCTTCGGCCTTCAGCTTGTCGAGCTCCTTGAGATCGACGCGACTGAACTCCTTGACGCCATTCTTCTCGGACTGCGCCATCCGCTGCTTGGCGGACGGCAGCACATCGAGAACGGCTCGCATCGAAATCAGGGTGTTGGCTGCAATTTCCTCGGCCGTGCCAGAGGCCAGTGTGGATGCGAGAAGATCGGCGCCGACCTCCTTCTGCACGGTAAGGAATGCGGAGAAGAGATCGATGTCTGCGTCGGGCAGCTCGTGGTCTTCAATACCGATGAAGGCACGGACCTGTTGAGCTGAGACGGAGTGGATGGGTTCAGGCACCACGCGGTAGGCACGGTTGAGCTGCAGCTCCTGACCCTGGATGGTGAATTTCACGATGACGCTGCGGCGCTCAAAGACACGCGAGGAGTCGATTTGATGTGCCGAGGACGGTACGAGGATGGTCATCTGGTATGTCGCCGCCGTCGTCACGTAGGCGATGTCTTCCAGGCCAGGCATTGCTGCGCCAGCCTGGTTGCGGATTGTGTACGTCACGGAGCCAACATCGGGGACAACCGGCTGGTTGCCGACGAGGAACGGAATGGTCAATGCAGACGGCGTGCCCCCGATGATGTCCATGATTACTTGCCCTTCTTGGCGACAGGTGCGGCTGGTGCGAATTTGGACAGGAAGGAGTCGATCGCGAGATCGCGCTTGCCGTCGCTATCCCTCCAGAAGGCTTCGAACTCGGCGTCCGTGGCTTCATCCGGAACGTCTTCGACCTTACGGATCTGGTTGATCGCAATGCGGGATTCGATGAACGGCGACAGCTCGATGACGCCGGGGCGGCTCGAGTACAGGGCATCACCAGTGCTCAGATCGTTGATCATGAATTCACCAGTGGTCTCAGCGAGGATTTTCATTCCGGGATCTCCTAAAAAGAAGCCCGCCGTCCAGGGAGTTGAACGACGGGCGTTGATGGTGGCTGACTAGGGCTTAGCGGCCGAAGTCGAAGATCGAGCGGGTGTCACCGAAGTTCATCTTGTAGCCAGCGTTCGTGGTCTTAACGACCGTGACCGACTGGTTGGCGATGGAGCGCTCGGACTCTTCGATGTCCGAACCGGCTTCGATCAGCTCTTCCATCGTGTCGCCCTTGGAGAGGCCGATGAGAGTGCCGGCCGCAGCCGTCGTGGAGATCGCGAAGTTGGCGATACCGCGGAGGATCGGAACGCCACCGAGCTGGAAGCCCTGTGCCGATGCGATCTCGGACTCGGTCTTGCCCTGGTTGCCAACGACAGGCAGAGCGAACAGTTCGAGCCACTCGAGGTAGGCGTCCCAGTTGCCGACGACGGTGTCGATCGGGGTGCCGGCCTTGGCGCGGGCGATCATCCACTTCACGAGAGCGCGGCGGTTGATCTTGCCAGCGGTTGCGCCGCTTTCCAGCGAGGACTGGAGGACGACGGGAGCCGCAGCGTTCACGCCGTCGCCGTTGACCAGAAGGGCCGTAGCGGCAGCAACCTTGGACATCTCAGCTTCGCGAAGCATGCGAACGAAGTACGGAGTCATCAGATCCAGGCGAGCGCGGCGACCGAACTCGTAGGAGTAACGCAGACCACCGCCGTGCTTGTAGATCGCGACCGAGGTCTGGCTCGTGCGGATCGTGCGAACCGGTACGCGGCCGAGTTCAGCGACGGCGCGGACGGTCTGGTAATCGTCGGCCTGGTCATTCACGACCGTCGAGATCATTTCCGTGCCCGAGATCGTGCGCGACTGCGACAGCATAGGCTGAACGCTTTCCAGCTGGTCCTGGCGGTACTTCCAGCGAACCATGTCGTCGACAACTTCCGGGAACATCGCACGGGTACCGGCGTAGGTCTGGAAGGTGTCGGAAGCGGCGTCGAGAACGATGCCATTTGCGAAGTCGTCACGAACCGGGAGGTTCAGGAACGACAGGGCAGCTTCGTAGCCGGTGAGGTAGCCATTGCCGTCCTGGTAGCGCTCGCGGTGCTCGGAAGCCGAGGCATCGATCGCGAGGGTCAGGAAGTCACGCAGGTTGACGCCGTAGTTCTTGGCTTCAGCGATCAGCGCGTGGGCTGCAGACAAGCTTGCGGCCGGATTGACATCCAGCAGGCCGCTGAGCGTTTCAACTCCGCGGCGCTTGATCTTGGTGAGGGATTCGGTCATTTCAGAATTCTCCGTTAATCTTGTGCGCGGGGCTTAGATCTGGACGACGACAGCGTCGGTCCCGATGATCTCAGCAACCCAATTCTTGGTGTGATCGGCTGCAGTCGCCTTCTTGACCGTGCCGCCGCCGCCGCCGATGGCCGTGTCACCAACAGCGAGGGCATCGCCGTTCTTGATCGGCACGAGGTTGGCGAACTTCAGCTCAACGGCGCCTACCAGCTGGCCTTCGACCTTGCGATCTTCGACGGTCTGGAGACGGCCGATGATCGTGTCGCCATCAGCTGCGAGCTTGGCCTTGTTCGGACCCGACGTGTCGACGGAAACAGCCTTGCCAGCGTCAGCTGCGGTGATGCCGGCTGCGAGCGTGAAGGTCAGGATGAAGTCTTCGAAGTGGAAACCACGAAGACTGACTTTGGTGTGGAAATTGGCCATGGTTGGTTCTGTTCTCCGTGGGGTGGATTAGCGGGCCGAGCGGAAGGCGCCGATGTGGCGAGCCGGCTGGGTTTCGAGATCGCCAGGGCGGTCGTCAGCATTGCCGCCGGCCTTGAGCACGAGCGTGTTGGAATGCTCAGCGATCAGAGCGGACAGCTCGGTGACCGTCTTAGGCAGTTCAACGTTGAGCTTGCCGACCTTTGTGAGGACGCCCTGGGCAACGGCCGAGAGAGCGGCTACGGCGGTATCGCGCTCGGCAGTAACAGCGGCGACGTCGACGGCCTTAGCAGCGGTGAGCTGCGTGCTGAGATCAGCGATCGAGGCATCGCGTTCGACGATGGTGGCTTCCAGAGTGGCGACCTTGCCGGTTGCTTCCGTCACGTCGCGCTTGGCATTGGTGAGGTCGGCCGTCGTGGTCGTCAGGTTGGCGACGAGAGTTGCGAGATCCATAAGATTTTCCTTGGGTGCAGTTGCTGTTGCGAGCAGGACGAGGGAGTTCGGGTCCATCCCGGAAGCTGCGAGGCTTTCGAGGGACTGGCCGAAGTGCGACCGGTCGCGGGAAACGATCCGAGCATTTTGGGCGCCACCCTGGCCGACGAGGGACAGCTCGAAAAACTTGTCGAGGCCGACCATGCGTGCGTAGACGCCGTCCTTGCCAACCTGGTTTCCGTCGTTGTCCGTGCCTGACCAGATGTTCTCGCCCGAGGAGTCGGGACCGAAGTAATCGAAGCCTGACTTGGAATTGAGCATCTGCTTCGCGAGCACCGACACAGAGACCTGGTCGACGCTGCCCGCTTCGATCTTCGTCGCCTCTGCATTGGCGGTGGGGTCGAGGAAGAACAGCACGCGGAGTTCGGATTCGACGCCTGTGTCCTTGACCTCGCCGTGGAAGACGCGGCCGATCGGAAGTGGGGAAGTGTTGTGCATGATCTGCACGGGGCGAGATTCACGCTTCAGTTCACCCGCCATCTCGAGCAGGAAGGCACGGTCGGCGCGAGCGCCCTTGTAAAGAGGGTGTTCTTTCCGGATCGGGAGGGTGTTAAAAGCAATCGCTTCGTAAACACGCAGCGCATCGACATCGACATCGCCCGCGGATGCGGCGAGAAGATCTCGGATAGCCTGTGTTTTTTCGATTTGCTTCATCAGTTCAGTGGTCCCGGTTGGTTCACTGAAAGATGGAAACTGATGCTCCTGAGTTCAATTAACCTATTGAATCACAATGATTAATGATGAACCAAAAGAACGCTACGCGCCGCGGTATGACTGGCGAGAGACGGTCGATTGCGAAGGGATGCAGGACTACTGCTCCTGGGATGACGGCGTGCAGTTCGGACGCATCCTGAAAGACTCAATCAACTACCAAAGGAAAGGCTACTGGAGGTGGGCGATGAACTATATCCCATGGCAGCGACAGTATTTGACGTCCCATAATGGTTGGGAGCCGAAGATGCGTGATGCAATTCAAAAAGTCGAAGAGCATTATGAAATGCTCAAGCAGCTACACGGGCGTTGAGTGCCAGCTGTGGCGCGATGATCTGGGCAATGACGTTCGCCATGTAGCTGTTTGGATGGGTGCCATCTGCAGTGGGCACTGGAGGAGCCGGCCAGATGAGGCTGTCGCGAGCCGTCATGGATGCGTCTGCGACCTCGAGCACCTTGACGACGTTCGCTGGCTTGGCCCTGATCGACGCATTGAGAGGCACGAGGGAGGCCATGTTGCCATCTGTCTTGCCCGACTGGTTCGCGGTCGTGGCATATCCATCGGTCGAGGCAGAACGAGGTGTCAGCGTCGACTGGTAGATCGCCTTGCCTGCGAACAGTCCATAGATGGTCTGATGATCGGCAAGGATCTGGGCTTGGGTGCGGGACAGCCGAAGATCGTTGATACCATGCTCGCTAATGACGTCACTGAACGACAGGAGGTTGATCAATGCAGTCGGGTAAGCGAGCGAGCTCACGAACTCACTGGCGAGCTGGCCTGGCTTCGCGATTTTGACATAAGGATAGCCGTAGACATCCAGGGCGCGAGCGATCCAGCCTGACCCCCGCTTTGCTCCTACGGTCGTGATGTCCCCCTCGCCAAAGGCGATACTGTCTCCAACGATCAGGAAGCTGCGAGCGTTGTCAGCCGCGATGTCGCCAATCATGGCCGTTGCGCCGAACGTGGTGACCACGCTCGTCGCTGCGATCGTCCCGCTATTGCCAAGATCAGATGCTGAGTTTCCGTCTGGGATGCCCAAGGCCTGCGAGGAAGCAGGCGTCGCCTGGCAGGGGAACAGCGAGACCTGGCCATTGAGATTGACCGTTCGTTCCCAGAACTCAGCGCCCTTCGGGATAGTCAGATTGATGGCGTCTGAAACTACGTTCTCCCCGGAGATCGTGACGGATGGTTGCCCACCCCAGGTGACCTGGGTGAAGACACCTGCTGGGTACTCGATGAACCGCTTGATGGTACGGGTCGCTGCGAGCGAGGGTGTGTTGCCGACAATGACGAAATTGGCGTCGATCGTCCGGAAGTTCGACACATCGCCATCCGGGTGGGCGAAGTGAGACCGCCGAGATGTGTAATTAGCGGGGATAGAGACCGTCGAGGTCGGCGCTTGGAAGCGGCTACCGATGATGCCTACCGTCTTCGCAGGTGTTGGTGGCACGACGACGACAGGGGGTCGCTTGATTACAACAGATGCACCCAGGCGAAGCTTGAGGCCCCGGAGGCCCCCGATGGAGGTCCGGAGGCCCCGCATTAGGCAGCACTCACGACGTTGGCCTTGTCGCCAGCTTCGCAGGGGATGTCGCGGCTCTCGCCCGCGGCGATGTGAACACGGGTGTTGTCACGGTTGGTGCTGACCGCCTTCGAAGCGTCCGGAGCTTTACCACGGGCGACGTAGATCGGGCCGGTGGAAGGGGCGCGAACGCGAAACACAAAGGTTGACTTGACTGCAAGGTCACCCGGCGTGCCAACACCAGATGCGGCCTGACCCGTTGAACCGTTGACAGCGAGCGTCTCAGACCAGAGAGGAGAAAAGATCTCGCCACTTCCGGCCTTCAGGGCGACACCCATTTCGACGTGGGCACCTGTGAATTCAGCCATAGTGGATCTCCGAAGGAAAAGCGTGGAAACGGGTTTTCTTAAAAATGACCCCTGCTCGGGGTTATTTCAATAAAGCATTGATTCGTAACGATTAATTATGACGCGCTTTGAGGCCAATAGGATGGGTTGGTCGCGAAGTCAGCTGGCCGAGGGTTCTGCTGCTTCAGTAGAAAGCCCGCGAAGATGTGAGCTTCCTTGTGGCTCAGTGCGGTATACCCGAACCGCATTGCAGTCTGAGCGTCCATCGCCACGGTAGAGTTGTCTGCTGCAATCCAGCGGAACTCGGCCGGCGCAGTCGGGTCCAAGAGTTGGCGCCAGGCTAGATTACCTGGCTGAGCTCCGAAGATCGTGATGGCGTCGGACGCTGCAGCCTTGGCGCCTGCGATGTTCTCGCGGTCCTCCGGACGGGCCTGGAAGAGAGCGCCGTCGAAATAGAAGCCCGCGTCGATCCTGCGATCGCGCTCGGCGTCGATCTCGGCCGAGGTAACGCCTGCGACCTTGACTACCGAGGCCGACGCCATGCTGTATTCGAATGCTAATTGGTGTTCATGGAAAGAGAACAGTTCGTCGATCTGTGGCGACAGGGCATTCCAGATGGCTACTGAGATATCCGCGTGTTCAGCGTTGGCACCGAGGTTCGCGGCCACGATGTCCACCACACCAATATGTGTGCTCTCGACACCTGGTCGAGCTTCGTCGGTGAAAACCCAGATGAACTCGACCAAGTTGATGCGATCGGCATCAGTCGCCAGCCAGATCCTGGAAAACGACTCTTCGCGTGAAAGGCTCACGTCATTGCTCCTTGAATTGTACCTGTGTTGTTGACGGTGCGAGCCACGCCCTGAATTGCAGCTCCCGCCGGGCCACCTACAGTGCCCGCCGTTCCCGCAGTTCCCGCTGTTGCGTTGCCGCTCGCGCCGGTACTGCCCGTCGCTCCGATAGTTCCTGCAGTGCCCCAATCACCACCCGCGCCGCCTGGTCCCCCAGTACCACCGGCGCCAGAGTTGCCCCCGTTGTTGCCGCCGGCCGCTCCCACGCCGCCTGCCACGTTGGAGTTTCCGAAGCCACGACCGCGTCCGCCTGAGCCGCCTACACCACCAGCTGCGCCTGCCATGCTTGCCGGATACTGTCTCGAAATGTAGTAGAAGACCTGCGATCCGGACTTCGATTGCTGCTGAGCGCGATAGTATGTGACATTACCCTGTGACGTTGATGTCAGCTTGGTATAATCGCCCGAATTGGACTCAATAACATCGCCGCCATTCCATCGTGCGTTGATTCCAACAGTTGAGCTCGCTGAGCCTGTTCTCCAACGATAAACGTTGACAGTGTAAAGCGGCCCCTCTGACACAGTATAGGAACCGTTGCCCCCCGTGCCGCCATTACCCCCAAGGCCGCCGCCACCGCCGCCACTGCGGATCGCGCCTGAGTTATTTATTTCGACGGACGCGGTTGAGACTTGGATTGCTGGCCCGCCAGCTCCGCTATTCGCGGCTCCCGGAGCGCCTTGGATCTCACCCGCGTTTTCGACCGAAAGGATGCCACCAAGACCGGCCCCTGTTGTTAAAGCCGCAGTGGATACTGATGTCGCACCGATGATAACGCCTGCGACAATGACGACACGCTTCTTCGTGGTGGACGCCCAGTCCACAGAACTGAAGAGGGTGGAAACATTGAGATCGTTGATGTTGGCGGCGACTGTCGCAACAATCTCAGCCGCATAGAACTGGATCCAAGCGTCAGCCTGTTTGACGAAAGCCTTGGTGGCCGAGCGCCAAACACCCTGCGAGTCTCGGGCGAAGACAGACTTGACCTTCCCTTGGACATCGTCCTGCTTCGCCCAACCGGTCACGGCGCAGCCACCTGAAGCCAGAGGTCACCGTTCGCGCCGTCCGCGGCGGTCGGTGCAGCCGTCGAGACGAAGATGTCCCGGAAGGCGGCGTTCTTCAGGCCGGTAGGCATAGGTCCGGTATCACCTTTGACACCTTGGGCGCCTGTGTCGCCCTTCACGCCTTGAATGCCTTGATCACCCTTGATGCCCTGAATTCCCTGGTCACCCTTCGCGCCCGTGAGACCGATGTCGCCTTTGACGCCCTGAACACCTTGGATGCCCTGGTCACCTTTGGCTCCCTGCGCTCCCGTGTCCCCCTTCGGACCCGTCTCTCCGATGTCACCCTTCGGGCCGGCCACACCTTGGATACCCTGGTCACCTTGCGGTCCAGCTGGACCGATCGGCCCGACGACACCTTGGATGCCCTGGTCCCCCTTCGGACCCTGTATACCTTGCTCACCCTGCGGGCCGGCGGGGCCGACTGGACCGACCTCGCCCTTGGGACCAGCTACGCCTTGAATACCCTGATCACCTTGCGGGCCAGCTGGGCCGACAGGTCCACCGGATGGTCCGATCGGGCCTGTGTCTCCTTGGTCACCCTTGGGGCCGAGATCCCCTTTGATACCCTGAATACCCTGGTCGCCTTTCAGGCCCTGGATACCCTGATCACCCTTCGGACCCTGAATGCCCTGGATACCCTGAATGCCTTGGATACCTTGATCGCCTTTGTCGCCCTTCGATCCCTGCGGTCCAACTGCGCCGCGTGGCCCCGGCACGCCTTCGGTGAATACCTCCACGATCTCGGGAGGCTGTTCGATCACCAGCTCGATCAGCTGCGTCGGATCGACGACGATCTCAATGACTTCAGTCATGGTTGACCCCACCCTTGACCAGGAGGTTGCCGTACATGACGGTCTTGATCTCTGCGCCCTTCACCCGCTGAATCTCGTAGTTCGGCATATGGTTCTTGGCGGTGAGATCCTTGGTGACAGCAGCGCTGATGAAGACAGTGAACTCACCGGTCAGTGCCGAGGTGATCGTGGCCGGGATGGTGGTGAACACGTCGTCGGATTCGATGACGAAGTTCACGGTCTCACCGTTCAGGTTGGTATCAGTGCCGGCAGAGCTTTTCAGGTGGACGGAGAACGTCTCGGAGTTTCCGCGCCAGATAGGAATGTCGCGACGAGCAGGGTTCATGAGGTCAGCTCCCGACTGAAGGAAAGGACGCCCAGACGATGCTGAGACCGATGATTACGGAGAGGCCGATGGTGAAGTATGGAAGCTCATCCCTCATGCCGCCGCCTTCGGCTTGGAGGCAGGCTTTTTCACCTGCTTGCTCTTCGCCATTTTAGAGCCCTCTGGCGCGAGTCCGCGGCCGAGTGGGTCAGAGTTCGGGGAAACCTCGTCGGCGCGTCCACCGGCCTCCCCTGCGGGCGCAGGAGTCATAAATCCGGTACCGCTCAGCTCAGGTGCGCCATCCGGCGGAAGCCGGTGGTACATCTGCAGGTGATATTCGAGATCGGTGATCAGGCCGTGGGACAGATCGGTCAGCAAACGCGACTGGCGCATGGTGAGCTGGGGCTCGAGCTCGAGCTCCGGACGCAGCTCACCCTTCACGAAGGTGACTTCGGCAAACCCCTGGTAGCCATCCTGATGCAACATGAAGGAGAACACGTTGCTCAGGATGGCTGACACAGGCGCATTGAGCTCGTCGGCATTCATCGCTGCAATACGAGCTTCCACCGAACCGGTGTTAACACCCGAGGCGCCGCGACCGATCACAGTAGCCATGGTCTTCAGACCCGCTTGATTCTGTGCGTTAAGAGTCTCGATCACCTTGCTGATGTCGATCCCGGCGCCTGGGGATTTCTCGTTCATGATGCCGGGGGTCACCGAGTCCATATGGACGAAGGCGGTGTCTGCCCTGATATCCTGAACGCTGTTGCGGATCTCAGCCAGCCGGCTGTTGATCCACTCGGTCTGCTTTGCCTCGTCGGTCTTGACGTTGAGAGGCATGTTCTTGCGGAGCACTTCTTCGACCACCGTCACCTCAAGGCGCGGATAGCCGGTGTACTGCATGATGCGGTAGAGATCGTTGATCACCTGCTGGCGGGCGGCGATCGTGTTGATCGTGGAGACGAACGGGCTGTTCGAATAGATCTTGGTCGGGTTCTGCCGGTAGAAGGCGACGAAGAAAGTCGGGATATCGAGGTTGATACCATCTGTCTTGCCCGACACTTTCTGGCGCGGCTTGTACTCGCCAGGCTTCTTCTCGAACCACTCGACGGATACCAGGTCTACGTTCCGGAGGTCGGCCGGCATGAGTTTCTGATCGAAGATGAGTTCGATGCCAGCGCCGCCTCGGGCGAGCAGCATGTAACGGATTTCCTCGCACCACTGCTCGAGGTTCTGCTTCATCTGGAAGCCGAGCGTGTAGTCGGTCGGGACCGTCATGAACTTGATCTTCTGCATCAGCTGCTTGGTAGCTTCCGCGTCGATCTGGCCGTCCATGTCGCGGACGAGGATAATGGGCTGGGTGTTCGCCATCGTGAGGTAGGCGCTCAGCGCGGCCGACATGTCCGGATCGTTCTCGATCAGCGACATGATGAGCGTGCGAGCGTCGTCGGCCTGGCGAGTGGTGAAGATGTCGGTCAGGTGATCCTGGTACTGCGGCGCAGTCAGGACGTTCTGGCTCTGCTGAGGATTGAAGGTACCCGTGGCGGAAACACCACCCTTAGCAACCGCCTTTTTAGGCGCGATGATCGAGAGGATGGCTTTGCCCAAAGAGGCCATGCGGGGTTCCTAGATTCGTCCCAGTGATGTGGGTGTTCGCATTCCGCGCTGCACGCCCAAACGTGAACCGTTACCCATCGGAATGATTATATTTGAATGACTTACAGTCGTTCGGGGGTCTTCCTGCTGGTAGTCGATGGCGACGTTTACGCGGAGCGCGTAGAGCAGGTAGGCGAGTGAGTGGAAGAAGTGGTCGTTGCCCGTCAGCTTCTGCCAGCGGGCCGGGTTTTCTTCCTTGGTCTTTTCGTTGACCTCGGTCTCGATGCGGACCATGTCCTGCAGGTGGTCGAGCACGACACGCTGGTGCCGGCCGTAGCCGTAGAGTGCGATCTTGCGCTTGCGGACAGCACTGGCCACTGTGTCGATCATGGTCGTGCGGTTGCCCATGATGTGCGACAGCTGGTCGAGCTCGTCGGTGATCATGTTGACCGCAGCAGCTCCAGGAGCGCCAGAATATTGGACCGGCATGATGCGGCCCTGCGACATGTCGCGGATCTCGTTCGCGAGCGGAGTGTACGGATTTCTGTCCATGCATCCGCCGACGACGTTGTACGTCTCGAGGATGGTCTTGATTTCGTCGACGAGGTTGTCGGCCGACACTTGGCGGAAGCTGAAGACGACAGGCGTTGCCTGGCCAACCGCGGCGAGCGTGATGTGGCAGGTGAGACCAGCGTCGATCCCAACCATCACAGGCTCGTAGCTGTTGATCTCGGGACTGCCCTCACCCTTCATGACGGCCAGGATGTCGACCTCGCTCAGGCGGGCCGAGCTATCGTTGTAGGCCTCGCCAAGCACAGTGTTGTGGAAGCGGCGCAGCGCGTCCTTCTGCTTGTACTTGATCAGCTGGTCGACGATGTATTCCGGGTTCGCGATATGGTGGACGCAGAACGGACTTACGCGGTAACCGCGAACGCGACGGCCAGGGTAGCGAGGCACCCAAGAGCGCAGCGAAGGATCAGCGGTGTTAAGACGGCGAGAGCAGTTCTCACATCGAAGGTAGGAGGCTCCAAGGTCCAGCTTGTCAGCAAGTTCACTGTCGATTTCTGTGAGGTCATTGAGGTCTCCGGACAGGCCAGGGATGTGGATGAATTTCGGGTTGAAATACGGGATGTTGTAGTGGTTGCAGCCCTCGCACTTGACCATGTACTCGTGCTGATCAGAGACCTGGAAACCAGCGTGGACGCCAAATCCCTCGAACGTCGGGGTCGAGAAGCTCTGCGTGATCTTGTGGGTCGAGCCCTGCAGACGCGACTGGTAGAGGGCCAGCATCTCCTGGTCGGCCAGGTCGATTTCGTCCTGGAACAGCGCGTCGGCGTTGATCGAGGTCGCGTCAGATTCCTTGCCACCGGTGAAGAAGCCGAAGGACTGGTTGATCTGGTAGAGGCCGACCGACCGGACAGGCTTCTCGTTCGCTGCCATGTTGAAGACTGGCTCGCCCTGGATCAGGGGGCCGAAGCGGGTCTGCGAGACGCGCTTGAACATCACGTCGGTCGGCAGGGAAAAGATCGCGTTCAATGCCGTGTTGCGAGTGAGGAAGCCCGCGAACTTGCGGAGCTGCACCTCGGTCAGGCCGATCTGCGAGCATTTGATGGTGAAGAGGTTCGGATGCATGTCATCGACGATCTGCCTCTGAAACTCATAGCCCTTGAATGAGAACTGCTTTTTGCGGAGGTGAGTGTTCGCTTCGATCCACTCGGACATCGACATGTTGATGGAGTCTTCCGCAAATCGCTGGCGTAATTGGGCGCGGAAGTCAGACAAATAGTCGTTGCGAAACATTGTGTTGGGTATATGGGATTGCCTGTCTAAGTTCGCAATAGATCACGGACTAAGCAAGAATATGCGAGCGGTGTTGTCTCGCACGGCGTGCTTGAGTAAGTCATACTCTCGCACGCAGCGACTGGCTGATTAGGTGTGCTCTCGCTACATGTGGTTCCGACAAACACGGAGCTTTCATGAGCAAATATTTCCCCAACATCAGTGAGGAGCAAATTCTCCTCATCAACCGCGTGCTGCGGGGTCTCGCAGACAATCCCGACTACCTCGACGGCTCGTCCTACCCACAGACGGTTCTCGACTTCTTCAACAAGCAGCAGGCCCGCGCCGGCCAGGTGGAGGATCTCTTCGAAGGCGACCAAGTGGTTGCGATCGAGAAGCAGATCCAGTCACTGATCAACGATCTGGAAGCCTACGGCCGGAGCCTGAACGCCGACGATAGCTCCGAGAAGATCCAGTATTTCAAGACGAAGAACTCGCTCTTGGAAAAGCTCCTCAACAACCTCGAGCGAGCAGCCAACCTCAAGCAGATCAACGAGTTTCGATCGACCGTCATCACCTTCATGGACGAGGTTTTGGACAAGGATCAGATCACCAATTTCATGAAGCGTATCGACGGAGTGCTCACCAATGGCCGATAAGATTTTCGAAACCCACGCACCGCTCTATTGGGCCGCTGGCCTTCCGGCCATTCCGCTGATCGCTGAGAACAAGCGTCCTGCCATCCCTCGTTGGCAGATGTACTCCGACGCGTTCCCGAGCAAGGATGACCAGGCCGGCTGGCTGCAGGCGTTCGCCTACGGCAACATCGGTCTGCCGATGGGTCCAGCCTCTGGCCTCGTCGCGATCGACATCGATAGCGAGGATCCAGTCGTCCTCCAGGTTCTCGATCGCGTGCTGCCGCACTCCCCGTGGCACCGCGTCGGCCGCAAGGGTCGGGTGCAGATCTATCGTTGGTCGGGCGAGCGCACGGCTCGTATCAAGGCCGAAGATGGCTCGATGATCTGCGAAATCCTGTCGAAGGGCACGCAGTTCGTTCTGCCGCCGTCGATCCACCCTGATACCAAGATGCCCTACACGGCGAACGGCAATCTCTGGGAGATCGCCAAGCAGGCCCCGCCGCTTCCGCTCGAGTTCGAGAAGGTGCTCAAGGGCGCCCTTCGCGAGGCTGGCATCGCTGTCTCGTCTGGTGGCCAGTCCAAGACGCTGAACTTCGTCCCGGCCGGCGCCCGCGATGCAACGATGGTTTGGCATGCCGGTCTGTTGGCGCGTGCGGTTCTGCGTGGTGAGCGGTCGCTCATCCAGGTGTTGGGCGAAATGCAGGCCTGGGTCGAGAACTTCGTCGAGAAGGTGGTAGGCGATCCGCTCACCGTCGAGAAGGCCCAGGGTAAGGTGGTCGAGTTCCTCGTCAGCGACGTCACGGGCGCGGCTGGCAAGTCACTGCCACTTGGTTGGGACGAAGGTCTCACCGAGGAGGATCTCGTCCGCCTTGGGCTCACGTTCACGGACGACGACAAGACGTGGACCGCTCAGAAGATCATGGATTACGTCTCGACCGAGTTCGAGCGTTTCCTCGATCCGCGTTCCGAAGGTCGCACGACGGCGATCAACGTCGCCCTCGGCAAGATCTGCCGCGCCAATCCGCCACTCAGCCCGATCGACGAGGGTATGGTCCTGCGGATGATCGTCAGCTCGTCGGCCGGCGTGTGTGCGCTGACCGACCTGAAGAAGGCTCTCAACACGCTGCGTCGTGGCGACATCCTCGGTGAGACGCACTCGGAGCTGGCCGAAGCATGCCTCGGCTTCCTCGGCAAGTACGGTGAGGTCCGCTATGACGCTTCCAACTTCTGGCAGTGGCGTGGCGCCGCCTGGACCAAGTGCCAGGAAGCTGAGCTGCTGAAGATCATCTCACAGACCTACGGCAACTACCCGGCGTGCAAGCGCCAGTCGGACCACTCAGGCATCCTGAAGGTCATGAAGGCGATCGCCACCGCTCCGCTGCGGACGTCCTATGTCAAGGGCGTGAACTTTGCGAACGGCTATCTGACCGAGAACCTCGAGCTGGTACCGCATGCGCCCGAGTTCGGCATGACCTACACCCTGCCCTACCGCTACACGCCTGAGAAGGCCGGCCACATGCCGATGTTCGACCAGTTCCTCAACGACAGCTGGGCGACCGACGCCGATTACGGTGACAAGCTGCTGGCTCTGCAGGAGATGCTTGGCGTCTCGCTGATGGGCAAGGCCCCGCAGTTCCAGATGGCGTTCCTTCTGTTCGGCCAGGCTGGTGCTGGCAAGTCGGTGCTCCAGGCCATCATGCGTGGTTTGATGCCGACCGGTTCCTCGTCGGCCATCTCACCTTCGGATTGGGCTGACCGGTTCCTGCCAGCCGAGATGTTCGGCAAGGTCATCAACTTCGCGGGCGAGCTGTCGGAGACGAAGACGATCCCAGGCGACATCTTCAAGAAGGTGGTGTCGGGCGAAGAGATGCAGGTGCAGCACAAGAACGGCCAGCCGTTCCTGATCGAGCCGCAGTGCGCCCATTGGTTCAACTCGAACCATCTGCCGAAGACGCGGGACAGCTCCGAGGGCTTCAATCGCCGCTGGCTGATCCTGGAGTTCAACAATCGTATCCCGGCCGACAAGCGGGTGATCGATCTGGACGCTCAGATCCTCGAGCACGAGTGTGAGGCGATCGTCGCCTGGGCGATCCAGGGCTACAAGCGCCTCGTCGAGAAGGGCAACTACACTTTCCCGACCTCGCATCTGGCTCTGGTCGAGGCGATGGCAGCGGACAACAACTCGGTTCGTCACTTCCTGACCTCGACGGGTACGGGTCTGAAGTGGGGTTCTGAACATGCGATCGCCCTGGCCGATCTGCACACGCAGTATTGGCAGTTCTCGATCGCGACGGGCAACGCCACTCGCGTCAACGTCACAAAGTTCACGAAGCTGATGAAGGAACTGTCGGGCACGTTCCCGTTCGAGATCGACATCCGCGGCAAAAACGAAGTGTTCTATTTGGGAGTTGGTGTCTGATGAACGGACTTGGCAATTTTCTCTATTTCATCATGATTTGGGCAGGGATCGGCGCGATCCTGTCGTTCGGAGGTTCGATTTGGCTGCTTTATTGGGCTCTGAATCATGTTTCGCTGACGATCTCGTAGTCGTCAGGGTCAAAAATCGCCGGCCTCGGTCGGCGGTTCCCCTCATAAAAAGGGGTTCCAGACGTCGATTTTGGAGAATTTTTAGGGCGCTTTAGGCGCCCTTTTCTGTATATTTGAGCATGCGTTTCGTCCGGAAAGCCTGCTTTTCCGCTTCCGTCAAGGTTGGCTGGTTGAACAGCAGATTCGAAACTTCAATGGTCCATTTGTCCCGCTTCAGGTTCTTGGCGATGTTATCGAGTCCGCGGATTATGATGTAGATACCAGTCAGGAGCGGAAGGGCTTCCGGAACAGCTTCGGGGATCTTGTCCGCGGCATAGAAAATGGCCAATAGGCCAACAGCGATCTCGATTCCACCGTAGATCTTGGGGAAATAACCACGGATCGCGAAAAAGAGCAGTGCGGCTATAACCACATACAATTTCAAGATGAAGGGCGCAGGGACTGCGGCCAACTCCCTTACTGTCGTCTCGACTTTGTGTCTGAACCCCTCGTTTTTGAGAATGTGACCTGAAAGGTAGCCTGCCAGCACGCCAGCGAGGAGGGCCAAGACTAATGTGCCAATGGTGCCGATAGTTTTCCTAAAAATGGATTTTACTTTTGAATTGACTTCCGGTGGGATGAACTTTTGAACTAGCATTTCAGGCCTTCTGAGATTGGACATATATCGAGGGTTGTCCGGATCTGAGTGCTCGTCAAGTGCCGAAAATCGTGTATCTTCTGTCTATGTTCATTCAGATCAACCGACACACCACAGGTGAGCACGAAACTGTCATAATCGGGCTCGTGGAGCTAAATGACGATGATGTCGGTGAATTCTATATTCAGCTCGACAATGAACATCGTGAAGCGGCTCAGATTGTGATCACGATCGCCGGCTACGAGGATGGGGAATCTTATGACGTGGGCTTTATTGCGGAGCTCGTGGATGGAATTCCGAGGCTGGATCAGGTTCAGGTTCTGAAATTCAAGGCCGAGGAGAAGCCTGTTGCGGTCGATTTTGACGACGATGCGGTGGTTCAAATGGCCAGACTTGTTGCTCGAGAGATCGCTGTTGAGAACCATATGAACCTGCATTATGCGGCTAAAATCGGCGTTAAGTCCTCGTATTTCCATTGAAATTGCGGTTTTTGAGTTGTCAACGGGCGTCCGAGAGGGCGCCCGATTTTCGTTCAAGAGTATGCATTACTCTCGCGTTTCGCCTCTAGCGCCAGGTGCTGGTTCGGATTTAGAGGTTGGGCATCAGAGAGGTTCCCTAGACCCCTATGATAGCAGTCCGAAAAACGAAAAATTTCCCGGAGTTTGTCTGACCCTATTAAGCGAAAAAAGCTGAATAAGATCAGATAATTAGGTGGTACCCTTCGTTCGCTTTCGGTGATGATAGGCATTAGATTGATAACAGTTGATCAAACGGGTCAACGAGGGGATGGCCTTGGCCAGCCCCTTGGCGGGAGACGTGCGTCTTCCTCCTCACTTCCCCCACGGGGGAACGGATCAAACACTCTCCCCCACGGGGGAAACGAAAGGGACACGGACATGAGCACGACGACGGCGGTTAAGGAACAGACTAACATCCCAACGGGCTACACGGTAGCGTCGGTTATCTCTCGGATCATGGCGCTAGACGTCGATGCTTCGGGCAATGCCGAAAAGGCAGCATGGAAGCGTTACATGAGCCTTTGCCTCCTGTCGCTGGCCAAGGGTTGGGACCTGAAGAAGGTTGCGGAACAGGTCTTTGGCGCCAATGCCAAGCCTTCCAAGACATTCCAGAACATGGCAAGCCTTGCCCGCAAGGTCCGCCACAATCCGGAATTGCTTGGCAATCATCAATGGGCCGACGTCAAGGTCATGGCCATTGAAGAGGCGCAGGACGCCACGATCGCCATGATCAATCGCCACATGGCGGTGCTCGATGTCTCGTCCAAAAACGAGTACGAAAAGTTCTGCGAATTCTCCGCTGTTGAGGCAGGGGAGAAGAGGCAGCAGGACGCGGACGAAAAGGCTGCTGCAGCCAAGGCGAAAGCCGAAGCCGATTTGGCCGAAAAGGTCGAAACGGACAAGAAGGAGACGGACGCCAAAGCCAAGGCGGACGCCACTCCGGAGCGCACGCCAGCCGAGGCCGCGATTGCAGCCCTAGCGGATGCATCCTCCTCTGACTTGGTTCAAGTCGCCTTCCATTGCCTCAAGGGCAAGATTGATCTCTCGGATGCAATCGCCATCCGCGACTGGTTGGACAATGCCATCGCCATGGCCGCGACCCAGATCGAAGGCCCCGCTGCAGCCGCAGCGTAAGGCCCCCACTCCCCACCCACGAAGCAACACCCAAGGCACAACCGTGCCTTGGTCCACAACCCTGCGTCGCATCACATGACGCGAGAGACCAACTTAAAAGCGCGAAGGAAGGCGTTTGGAAATGATCCGCGAAACGACAAATCCGAAATACCAGCAGCCAGCTCAACATTCCGGAAAGGTCCGCATCCTCGCGAACCGCAACACCGAGTTCTACGAAGGCGACTTCGTATCGGCTAGCTCGCGGGACATGTCCAAAGGCATTCCACCACAGCCGAACTTCGTGGATCGTAAGCCTCATGAGGCTCCGAGCCGCGAACCCGAGCCGAGAGACAGGCCGCTCGGGTCGAGCATGTGGATCTTGGATCAAGATTCAAGCGCCCCGCTCTGGTTCATCAAGGACCGGACCACGCATCACATCTTCGCTCAGGTTCGCGGCTCACTGCCGTGGATCGTGGACCAGATGAAACTGCTCGCCGACCAGCTCGGAGGGCAGGTCAATGAACTGTATTATCAGAGGGCTAGGGACAACTGATGTTTACGAACACATACCAACACGGATGGGATGATGCCATCCACAAGCGGCCGAAACCAGTCGGCATGTCAAGCGAGTATCGCGACGGCTACATGGCCGGCGAGCGCTACTGCATCAAGGAACGGACTGTGGAGCTGATTGCGGTCGGCGCCCTGGCCTTTACCATGGGTGGCGTGTTCCTTGCATGGGTCGCCCAGAGCGTGGTGCTGGCCGTATGACGGAATTCTGGTACCTCGATTTATCGGGCCGGGTTCTCGGCTCGGTTCAGGCATTCTCGTTTCGAGATGCTCATGCATGGCTGACCATGCAGGGTGTCTCGTACCACACGGTCACCAAATTTCGGCCTCGCCAGCGCAAGTCTCGCGAGCGTCGGATCGAGAAGCGTACTCGCCGGTACGGGGAGTTGGCGTTGTGACGGCTATGATTGTCCCGGCTGGTCTATGTACCGGCCGGGATCTTGGACGTGAACCAGAACCGCGACCCTTGTGTGGGTTGGGATTTTAAGAGTCGGGATTTGTGCTTTTCGGGTTTTCGGGTCGAGGTTCTGGTTCAGTTCTGGTTCAGTTCAGGCCAGTGGAGTGTTTCGACGCCGCTCGAGGACGAGAGTATTACTTACTCAAAAAATTTTCCCAGCAAACTAGGTAACCCCTTTTCTATTATCTCTCTTTCTCTCTCTCTATTCTCTAGGGAGAAAAAAGAAAGTAAGTAATACTCTTGAAAGAGAAGGGTCATCAACTGCCCCCGAAAATGGGAATTTCCATCCCACCAGAATGGCCATAGACGAGCGTAAGCGCTGGCATGGTGCATTCCCTTCGACCACCCCTCCAATCGTGCTGGTGACTCGCCTCGTGGCGAGCTGAGCCTGTTTGGACCTGATCCAGATCCGAGATCCACGATCCATGAACATTGAACGCATCAAACAGCTCGCGGAGCAGCATGGGCTCATCACAGCCCAGCGTATCGTCGTCCGCGAAAAAGTCCGCGCAGCGATCCACCGAGCCCAAACCGTCGACGAGATCAAGGCGATCCTCCTCGACATGTATCCGGAGGTAAAACCGTGACAAGGCGCCACTTCCCCATCCACCAACCCATCACACGCCAGAGCCCGACAGATCGGAGCCTCTGGATCATCAAGGTGAACCATGACCAAGATTAAGCCCCTCGAATGGGACGCCCGCAATGAGGGCTTCGGCCACGGCCGGATCCACTATGGGTTCGGTGTCTTCAGGCACTGGTACGGCGTGAGGCGCATCAAGACAGGCTCTTGGGAATGCTTCTACCACCTCGGCGGGACCACGGTCCGACTGCCGCTCCAATCGAGCCTCGAGATCGCCAAGGCTGAAGCCCAGGCGGACTACGAAAAGCACATGCTGGGCGCCATAGCCTAATCCCACCACCCTCAATCTGAATCAGGATGAACCATGTCGGTACTCGACTTGCTTACCCGTGCCCAAAATCTGATCCGCGATCCAGCCAACTGGACGCAGGACTTCATCGCTCGCGACAAGATAGGCAGACCTGTCAACGTCACAGATCCGGACGCAGTTTGCTTCTGCAGTCTCGGCGCTCTGGCACGAGCTGAACCTGATCCAGAAGCACGAGCCAAGGCCAAGATTTACCTCCATGACGCTGTCGACCACCTGACGGGTGGCTGGGGCATCGCGACGTTCAACGACCGCGAAGGCCGCACCCACGCCGAGGTCATGGCCATGTGGGACAAGGCACGGGAGCTCGCCATTGCAAACGCCGCTTGAGACCCTGACCCTCGCCCAGGATCTGATCCGCGATCCTCGCAAGTGGACCAAGGGCTACTTCGCTCGCAATGAGCGGGGAGCCATGGTCGAGGCCAACTCGCTGAACGCCAAGTGCTGGTGCGCCGTTGGTGCGGTGCTGAAGGTCTCGAACTACAGCCCCTATCTGGGGCTCAGCAACAACAGGGTGATCCGGCTGCTGAGCCAGGCCAGCAATGACGTGATCGTCCCTCATTTCAACGACAATCCCGACGTCACCCATGACGACATCATGGCGATGTTCAACCGTGCGAAAGGCCTGGCCCGTGAGCAACAAGCTGCTTGAACTGATAACCGCCGGTCAGGAGCTGATCCGTGATCCTGCCCACTGGACCCAGGGCATCTATGCCCGCAACTCGGCCGGCGAAGCTGTCGGCATGCTGTCTGATCGCGCTTTTTGCTTCTGCAGCATCGGTGCTCTGCACCGTGCTCAACATAATCTCGATCTTGAATACGAACTGATCGACCAAGCGCACGAGATTCTGGACAAGGCCACCGGCGAGATCGAGAGCGTGGTCAAGGCGAACGACAGCAACTCGCACGACTATGTCATGGGCATGTGGGACAGGGCGAAGGAGCTGGCCAGTGCCTGACATCGAAATCTCCATCGACGTCGACATCACCGCCGGGATCGCATTCTGGGTCGATCCAGAACACTGGCTCGAGCTCGATGAAGCAGGGAAGCGAGCCCACATCGCTGGCGTGATCGACGCCATCGCAGGGGACATGGCGAACGACGTGATCCGCTTCCGGGCCGGCAACCTGTCGGCCTCCATCACCGGACCAATCCAAGACACGATCTCCCTCGACGAGGTGCAGATCTATGATCCGAGGGAAACATGAACCAGAGAATGACCTTCAACACTGGCCGGCTCTACACAGCGCTCGGCCAGGTGATCACGTTCGAGAAGCACGACGATCACGTCCTGTTCAAGGACCACAGCCGCCTGATCTGCGGCCGGATCGACGATGTCCCTCCCCTGGGTGTCGAGATCCCGAAGTGGGTGATGAGCCACTACGACAAGAACAACTATCGCATGTCGACCGAGGCCATCGGCCTCGACCAGTCGGACACGATCCACAACGTGAGGCTCTAGCGGGGCAACTGACCCAAGATCCACTTGTTGCCTAGTTTGTTGTTGCAGGATCTGCAGCGCAATCGAGACGTGAGCGATCCAAGGTAGGCACCCTTGCCATACCTCCGAGCCAGATCCCAGCGATCGAGCCACGCTTCACGCTCACACTTGGGGCAGCTGACCCCAATCGCCTGATACTCCGGGACATCGTCGAATGTGACGTGAATGGGCTCCTTGATTGGACCCAGATACGTGATGTCGCCTGACCGCTGTCTCATCGTTCTTATTTCGTTCACGCAATCGAAAGAGTCAATATGACCGATTTCGTCAAAAGCTCGGGGTGCATCTTCACCGATCTCGAACTGACGCCGCCTCTTACCCTGTCCTACAAGAACTGGAAGGGTGAAGTGGCCGACCGCATGATCATGCCGACAACCGTTTGGTTCGGGACGACCGAATGGCACCCCAACCCACAATGGTTCCTCAAAGGCACGGACCTGGAGAAGCGTGAGGAGCGAGATTTCGCGATCGCTGACTTCGGGGCGAGCAAGGACCAGCTCATCGAACAGATGGCCGGCGCCCTCAACTTCATCCTGGCCTTCTACGAACCGGGCCAGAGCTACCTGGACACCAACGCATGGACCAGAGCCGAGGCCGGTGGCCGCAAAGCTTTGGCGGACGCGAAAGCTGCGGGGTACTTCCGTGCCTGACGACGACTTCCCCTACCCCTACGACCTCAACGAGTTCGACGATGATGAAGACATCGACGAGCTGATCAGGAGCCTGAACCGTGACCATGACCCCGCTTGAAGTTCTCGTCGCCGGCCGTGACTTGCTGTCGGACCCTGACCGGTGGACGCAGCGTGCCCTTGCCCGAGACAAGAAGGGCGAAGCCACGGACAATCCCTGGGACGCGAAGGCCACTTGCTTCTGCTCATTAGGCGCGGTCCACAAGGTGCTGGGCTCTGGTGAACTCGAGCTCAAGTTCGAGGTGAAGCAATACCTGTCACAGGCGGCTCCAACCCACAGTATCGTCCCCTACAACGACAACCACACTCACGCCGAGGTGCTTGCCGTCTGGGACGAGGCAATTAAGGCCGCGACCGCCGATGCACGTCACATCTGACGGGACAGCGTTCGGCCAGGTCGATCCCGGTCTCCTAGCCGAAACCCGCCAGCAGCAGAGCCTCTTCAACACGGAGATGCTCAAGTACCGGGTCCGCGACGGACAGAAGCAACTGTCCATCGCCTTTCACACCAAGACCAGCATGCCGGCCATCTTCCTCGCCGCCGGCACGTATCCGGGCCTCGCATCGATCGAGGTCCATTCGAAGAGCTTCGTCACTGTCCACACACCTTACCGGACACCTGAAGACGTGAAGCTGATGCGGAGCCACTTCCGCGATCTCTGGCAAATGACCAACACCCTCTAAGAGAGCGATCCCCATGACTGCGAAACCTGCTGTGCAGACAGCGGGCAGCTTTGTGCTGCCTGCAGATATTGAACGCTATGACGACAAGGTCACCGTGACCCTGCCTCATGGCTCGCTGATGTTCGACACGGAATTCTCCAAGGGCTGGGGCTACCGCTCGATCACTGTCCTTTCCAACGACGGTGACATCACGGTCGACGGCCAGTCAGTAACTGGGCTCGCAGAAATCTCGCGGCTCTATGGCTCATATGCCAAGGCGATCCACGTCCATCGCTCGGCAACCAACATGGCCACCGAGCTGCACCACAACGAGGTGCTGCCCTCACATGACAATAACCCTTGGCTGCGCCACCAGTGGTACCGCGACAACTTCCTTCGCTGGGTTGAGCTTATGCCGCGGCCGAGTGCAACGGTGCCTGGCGCCGTTGCCTACTACCAGAACCTGGACAAGCGCACCCGCAACATCCTGACGCCGATCAAGCCTGGACGCTTCCTGAAGAAATTCTTCGGGGACATCCTTTCCGAAGAACAGATCCATAGCGCTGCCATGGAATGGGCATCTCGGAACGAGGGCATTCAGGTCCGCGTCACCCAGGACGCGGACGAGATCCAGACCATCTACCAGGCACACCACTTCGGCTCGTGCATGTGGTTCCCAAGTGGTGGGTACGAGGGTCACGTCCACCCTGCCCGCGTCTATGCTGGGCCGGATCTGGGCATCGCGTACATCGGAACGGTGGATGATCCGATCGCTCGCTGCGTCGTCTATCCTCAGAAAAAGCTCTACGTCTCGATCTACGGTGACGAGACCCGCATGGAGCCCCTCCTCCGCGAGATGGGCTACCGAAATGGCCATGGCCACGAGTGGCATGGTGCTCGCATCCAGCGCATCGAGTATGGGAACGACAGGTTCATCCTGCCTTATCTCGACATGACCAGCGGTGTCGATGACCTCGGTGATTACCTGCGGCTGGGTGGCTCGATCGAGTACGACAGCGACAGCGGAGTCACTCATCGCGACGACCGCACGGCGTGTGATGAGTGCAACGGTCGCTATGACAGGGAAGATATCACCTACATCGCGCACCTACAGCTCGATGTCTGCGATGACTGCTGCCACTCGAACTTCTTCTACTGCCATGGTGACCAAGAGTACCATCGTGACAGTGATCAAGCCACCACTCCTGGCGCCGGCTATTCCTACTCTGAGCACTTCGTCGAGAAGAGCAACGACTGGTTCAAGTGCGAGGGTCGTGAGGAATGGTTCCAGAAGGACCGCGTCACCTACATCACCTGTGCAAGTGATATGACGTATTGCCTGAGCTACGCTCAGGACAACGGCTACTACTGTGAGTATTCACAGAAGTGGTTCGTGGATGAAGGCTGGAATGCGAGAGTAGAACTCGCGAACGGCAAAGAGGTCAATATAAACGAGTTCGGCTCCAAGGAGGAGTTCGAAACCTTCGTTGAGACCGAAGGCACCACGATGGTGTGCCTCCCCTCCGACAATCAGCTCGAACTCGAGCTCCCCCTTCAGGAAGCAGCATAATGATCGACACTCTGCTCGACATGTTCTCCTATCAGCGCCCCTGTGGGGGAGCGACGGAGAAACTTTTCATCGCCAAGTACCTCTCGGCCTTCCAGCCGGATGAATACGAGAACCTGGTCCTGACCGTGGGCAGCAACCCGCGGATCCTCTTCTCGAGCCACATGGACACAGTCCATCGCTTCGATGGGATCAACAACACCCTCAAGTTCGACGGCCAGTTCCTGTCACAGACCGGCTCGAACTGCCTTGGCGCCGACGACACAGCTGGCGTCTTCCTGATGCTGGAGATGATCAAGGCCGAGATCCCCGGCGTCTACGTGATCCACTTCGGTGAGGAATGTGGTGGCATCGGGTCGAAGAGCCTGGCGAAAGGTAATCCGGACTTCTTCCGGGATATCGACATCGCGATCGCCTTCGACCGCATGGGTTATGAGGACATCATCACCCACCAATGCTTTCAGCAGACAGCCTCTGACGCCTTCGCTCTATCCTTTGCGGCCGAGCTGGGCGGCAGCTTCAAGCCGAGCGACGACGGCGTCTACACGGACACGGCCGAGTATGCCCACCTCGTTCCGGAATGCACCAACATCTCGGTCGGCTACTTCAACCAGCACAACAAGGGCGAAACGCAGGACGTCCGCTTCCTGCTGGCGCTACGCGAAGCGCTGCTCCAGGTCCGATGGGAGAACCTCGTCGTCGAGCGCGATCCGAGCGAGGTGGTGAAGAAGAAGTCGAGCTACTCCTACAAGTTCGAGAGGCGGCTTGAGGAGCGCAGCATGCGGGATCTCGTCTGGGACTACCCGGATATCGCGGCTGACGTCATCCGCGCCATGGGCATTACGGTCGAGGATTTCGTGATCGCGATCGAGGAGCAGTACGGTGTCGCAGCCTAACTTCACCGTCAGCAAGACTGGTTCATGCTGGCTCGAGGGCGTGGGGCACTGCTCCTCACGCGACCTCCCTGCCCTCCTCTCAGTCCGATATGACGCAGTCGTCGAGCTCCAATGGGAGTTCATCGACACCTGCATCATCTGGCTGACCTTCGAAAAGATCCACGTCCTCAAAAACGGGGTGCAGAACTCTGCTCCTTGGTACAACACGGATATACTTAGGAGTTACTGTCAGTGAATAAATCGAACCTGACGATACTTGCCGACTACCTCGACACCCTCCCCTCCCCTCAATTCGACATGACCTACTTCGCCCGCGACGAACACGACGAGGTGCTCACCAGACCGGTGACCCACGAATGTGCGACCGTCGCATGCGCCGTAGGTTGGGGACCAGCTGCGGGAATCCCGGTCAACGACGCCTCCTGCTGGACACAGTACAGCCGTGACGCGTTCGGCCTCGAGCCCAATCTCGACGCCTGGAACTGGTGCTTCGCTGGAGCCTGGTCTCACATCGACAACTCACCGGCCGGCGCCGCCAAGCGGATCCGCCACCTCATAGAGGTCGGTCTTCCGTGGGACGCGGAGAGGCAGCGCCATGGACTGACACCGTACATTTTTGGAGTGAAGCATTGAAATACATCATCCTCGCCCGCGACGGCTGCAGCTACTGCGACATGGCCAAGGCCATGCTGCCGGATGCGATCGTCTTGAACGACTACACGGCTCACCTGATCGTCAAGGAAGGCGGCTTCGGTACCTTCCCGCAGATCTTCCACAACGGCAAGCACATCGGAGGCTACACTGAGCTCCTCTCCTACCGACCAGACTGAGTACCGGCTCGGATCGAGCGCAGCTATCTATGCGCCGGGGATCGTGAACTGGGCAATTCACGGCTACTGGAACAGGCCCGACCGCCCTCACCTCGAGAACACGATCGCCAACGGCTGGAAGATTCCCGTCGAGGCTGTCCGCGCCCTTCTGTCGAAGAAGGTGCCGTACACGATCGAGGGCGAGACGGTGGTGTTCACCCATGGCTAGACAGTATGTGATCACCGAGCCTGAATACCAGTCGCTCCTCGACAGGCTCGACTTGGTCAACCTGCGAATGTCGAATGTCTGCGACCCCTACCGCCACCTCGACGACGCTTGGCGCAACCTGACCGACAAGGAGAAGGAGAACTGCAAGGCAGCGATCGACAACATCCACCGTGGGTTCCACTTCGTCGTCGTGCGTTGGGCTCAGGAGATGGGCTTCGACGGGAGGCGCAAATGAAGATCGAGAGAACCTCACGCGGATTCGCGATCGTCAAGTTCACCGATCGCTATGGCGTCGATTGCAGTCTGCAGAAAAGCAGCCTCGCATTCGAGGACGCCATCTGGCTGGGCACGTCGGATCGCATGCACCTGACCCAGGACATGGTCCGCGATTTGCTGCCCCTCCTCACTCGCTTTGCTGAGACCGGCGAGATCCATGAGGACACCTGACAGTGTCCGCTACAGCTTAGGCTACGATGATTGGGGCAACCACCCTGCCCTTCTCCACCCGAATGACAAACTCGCCATTGACGGCGAGATCGACAACGGGCGCTACGGCAAGACCGGCGTGCCTCGAGCTGGTGGCGAGACGATCTGCAAGTGCGGCTTCTCGTTCTACCTTCACCCGCCGGTCCAAGGCGCTCTCTACTTCACCCGAACATGCGAAGGCATCGTCAAACTATAAACTGCGTTGACGCACGTTAACGCACATCAACGCAGGAACATTAATGAGCAGAAAGATTACCTCGGTCATCGGACCAGAACCGATGCGAACAGGCGAAGATCCCGATTTCTACTCGGTCGGGCGTAACGACGTCACCAAGATCGATGAGTGGGAGCAGAATCTCGGCTCCTACGCCATCATCTGGTTTGAGGTCTACACCTCAAAAGGCCTGCTGGCGAAGATGAACGCGATGCATGTCGCCGCTGTGCGTTATGACTGACGCACGTTAACGCATGACGCATTGTGCAGCATTTTGAGGCATGTTAACGTCCTGTAAGGCATTGACATGCACTCTGCTGCTACAACAACAACGCTTAAAGGACGCACATGCCCGTAATTACGGTAGCGAACCCCAAGGGTGGGGCAGGGAAGTCGACCACGACTCTCGTCCTCGCCTCCACCCTGGCCTCCCGCGGCGCCAGTGTCATCATCCTGGACTGTGATCCGAACCAACCCATCACTGGATGGAGGGGAGGGGACTCAAAGAGCAAGGTCATCGTCGATGGCGACGTCAACGAGAGCAACGTCACATCGAAGCTCGACCAATACCGGAAGGAATACCAGTTCGTGTTCGTCGATCTCGAGGGCACAGCCAGCCGGTTGATGTCGCGGGCTCTGGCTCGAGCCAACTTGGCCGTCATTCCGATCCAAGCCAGCCCGACAGATGCAGAGCTGGCTGCGAAAGCTATTCGCCTGATCCAGGAAGAGGAGCAGGCATTCGAGAAGACGATCCCGTATCGGATCCTCTTCACCCGCACGAGCCCAGTCATCGCGACCAAGCTAGAGAAAGCCATCCTCGCCCAATTGAAGGGAGGGGAGGTGCCAACCTTCAGCAACCACCTGAATGAGCGTGCGGCTTACAAGTCGCTCTTCTATCACCAGCTGGATCTGGACGAACTGGACTCGAATGAAGTTAATGGCCTCCCGCAGGCTAGAGAAAATGCACTGCGCCTGGCTGAAGAGCTCATCGAGCTGGTCGTGCAGAAGAAAGAAGCAGCATGACCGGCAAGAACCTTGGCTTCGGCCGTCTCGCAGAAATCAAGCCAGAGGCCGATGAGCCGGCGCCGATCCCTGACCGGAAGGTCGACGAAGTGGCCGAGAAGCATGGTTTCGTCAGCCGCGAGCCGGTCCAGAAAATTGTCCGCCGGAAAGAAGCGGAGCCTAGTGGGAACCTGAACATCCGCCCGCCGCTCTCGACCTACAATCGGTTCGTCCAGTGGGCGATCGACAACAACCTCAGCTACCCGCAGGCTCTGAAGGAGCTGATGGATAGGGCCAAAATCTGATGCCTCAAGAGTTTCAATCTCACATCACCTTCAGATGCCCCAAGTGTCGTGAAGTCTCGTCTGGTCCCGTGACCATCCCAGAACCGGACTGGTCGGCCGCAGAGGAAATGTCAGACCTCAACTCCGAAGGCCAGATCTCTATCCAGTGCCAGTGGTGTGACACTGCTTACGATGCCTATGTCATAAACAACGCCGGTTCAGTATCAATTACGTTGATCGATTTTGAAGAGGTCGTGGTCGACGCGGACCATGCCTTTTACTCTTTCGATGAGGACTGGCCTGAACCTGAACTACCAACTGACCCTGCGGATATTTTCGAGGACCTTCAGTCGGAAGTTACTCATTGGCTGAAGCAGCATGGCAATGGCGACGGAGGTGCTTTGATCAACCGAATGCTCTTTGCCTCGCTATTCAGTGGCCTCGAGTCATTCCTCAGCGATACTTTGATCAAAGCCGTCACAGAGCGTCCCGAGGCTCTCGCCAATCTGCTTGAGCACGACAAAGACATCCTGACCGAGAAATTCACACTCCTTGAGATATCTAAACACCCCAACCTAGTGGTTGACACAGTAACAACCCATTTGCGGGAAATTCTCTACCACAATCTACCCAAGGTGAACGCTCTCTACCGCATTGCACTAGGCATTGACTTCTTCAAAATGCTTGACAAGGAGGAGGTCAAAACGCTCAACAACGCGGTCCAGCTTCGCCATCACTGCGTTCACCGCAATGGCAAAGACATCGACGGAAATCGCCTTGATGTTTTCACGCCAGAATATGTCTCATCGATCCTCGATCTCACAACTTGGCTGGTCAGAAAACTAGATGCTGCAGTGAGCGGGAAGCGACTCATTATAGACGATGACGACCTCCCCTTTTGACGCATCTGCGTTAACGCACGTCATTCAATCAAAGCCTCGGCCCCGCCGGGGCTTTTTCTTTTGGAGAACACAATGCTGCTCAGCCATAGCCAAGCCCGAGCAATCGCGGAAGCGACCTGGGGGAGGGGAGGGACGCACTCCTACGGCACCAACACAGCCGGCGCGTTCTACTTCTCCTGCTCCGGACATGGTGGCTTCGTCATCAGCCTCGACTCCTTGACCAATGAGGAGCTCGTCGAGATCAGCCCCTATATCAATATCGAGGAGGGAACGCTGTATCGATGGGGCCGGCGAACCCGCTTCATGCATCCTTACCGAACGTCGGGCTTCAAGATCTCGTTCGACGCGACGATCGACAAGGTCAAGTTCTTCCTGCTCGAGGAGGACTGCGACTGGGCGCTGGCCTACGTCTTCACCGGAATCCGACACAAGACCGACCCGGTCACACCGATCCGGGCGCAAGAATCATTCGAGAGGTACCATGTCAAAGAACAACGAGCCTAGCGCCTGGCTGCACCCAGAAGCAGGGTGGGCGCACGCCAACTACGACGAGATCCGCAAGCATTGCCTGAACGACGGCCCTCTTCCAATTCCGCTCTATACCCACCCATCGCCCACTCATAATGTGAGCGGGCTGAGCGAAATATTAGCGCTTAACGACGCACTGATCTGGCTTCTCTGGATTTACCAAAAGAATGAGTTTGCGACCAGGCGGGAAATAGTAGAGGTCGCCTCCGGTCCTCAGGCTGGTTTGTCTGAGTTCGCCGCTGAACTCGTAGGCGACGTCGATGACGACGTCGTCTCCACCGCCATGGCGAGATTTAAGTACCTCTGCTTGCGCCTCTGCCCAGAGTTGGGCTCTTTTCGAATAGCGGAATCCGTCGAGGATCAAGAGACCGATGATCCCCATCACAATGAGCCAGTGGACACCCCAGATCACCTCGCTACTCATTTGTCCATTGTGACATGCCTTCTTGGGGTGAGCAATCGCCCGCCCGTTGCCGCTCGGGCCCACCCCGCGCCCGTAACGAGGGAGGCCGAATGACCAACGTCTACTCAATCGACGTCAAAGTCTGGGCGACCGCCTACATCAAAGCCGAAACGCCAGAAGCTGCGGCCGAGATCGTTCGCAAGCTGCGGCGCGAGTGCCTGCAGATGCCGGAAGACAACTATGATGTTGGCGACGACCGCGTTCCCGTCTGCGAGATGCGGTTCGATCATTCGGACTTTCCGGAACTGAGCCTAGCCACCAACATGACCGTCGACGCGACGTTCATCGACAATATCAAGGCCAATGAGCTAGAATTGGTCCACGAATCTGTTTTGAGGGCCGAAGCAGACGCACCGAGCTGCCAGCAGGTGCATCGGGAGGATGGTTCTCCCGACCAGGCGTAGCCTGGCCCTCGAACTGGAGTCGACGCTATGTGGTTCTTTCCACTCAGCATCACTCTTACGATACGAAAAACCCGCACAGGCTGGCAGGCTAGTGTGCGGGTCATCTTCGTAACATAAGAGCGGGGGGCAGGATTTCGGTCCTGTCCCTTGCTCCAGCAATATATCCCCCAAATCACCGAGATACAAGATGACCCTGATCGAACGCTTGAAAAAGCGAGCGGCGGAAGACGCTGTCTGCGCCGCAAACAACGAGGCAGTCGCCTCGGCTCTTGATGGCCAGATGGCTTTATTCGAAGCCGGCAAGGGCGAGCACAACATCTACGCCGTCCGAATGGCCGTTGACCACCGCAATTGTGCAAAGCGCGATCGGCAATGGAGTGCCGATCTGCTCGAGGCTATCGAGATGCTGGGGGCGAAGGCATGACAGTCTGCCCACGCTGCGACGACACAGGCCAGGCTGACAGCGGCGGTTCGACGCCTTGGGGTGAGTGGATCACAATCCCCTGCGACTGCAAATCACAGCCCGAATGCTTCGACTGCATCGGAATGCTGTTCCCGACAGGGCTTTGCTACTGCGATGCCCAAGGCGTACCGAGGGGAGGACCAGACAATGGGTGAATATGCCGACGCGATGATCGACCGCATGATCTTCGGCGTGGCTCACGACCACCGCCGCAGCCGTCGCCGGCCGACCTACCAGTCAGGGACCGGCGACTTCATGTGGCGATCGGGTGAGGGCCTGATCAACATGTACGACATGACGCCTGAGCATCGCGAGAACGCGATGGAAGTCTGCCGACGCAAGGGCAATTCCGGAAAACTCAAACAGCTGCAGCAGGTGCAGGCAGAAATGGCGAAGGTGAAACGATGACCAACTACCTCTCGCCCACAGGGGCAGAAATCATCGGTACGGCTGAAAGCGTTCCAGCTGTCGCCGTCATCTCCTCCATTGGTGCTGATGGAACCCCAGTCTATGAGGGGCGAACAGATCTCTTTTGGGACGCTCAGGTCACACACCGCCGCGACGGCAAGATCCTCTTCCTCGACTACGAGGGTGAGATGTGGACCTTCGACCAGCTCGTGCCCGAGGAACAATCGGACGCATCCGAGTAGATCCTTGCTATTATAGAGGGTTAGCCACGCTGACCAGGAAGGAGGTGGTTCAACTGACCGTCCTCGACACCGAAGTAGACTTGTAGCCAGGCCCGCGAAAGCGGGCCTTTTTCGTTGAGAGTACGACTTACTCTCGCCTTTCACCAATTCTCGCCGCCGCCGAGCCGAGATACCAAAATCCCGCAACCTGATCAGGAGATCACATGAAGAAATTCTTCCTCGCAGCCGCTTTTGCGCTGCTCGCAATTCCCGCCAATGCCGCCGCAATTCGCCTCTGCACTGGCGCCGCCGACCAGCCCTACGCCGCGGCTGGCGAACTCATCAAGGACGAAGCCAAGGGAAACGGCCTGGATGTCGAAGTCGTCAAGGATACTGGTGGTAGCTGGGGAAACGTCCAGCTCTCTCTCCAGGGTAAGTGCGATGCGATTATCGGCCAGCCTGACGCTCTCGCTTACCTCAAGCGCACCGAGCCGGCGAACGCCGCCAAGTTCCTGCCGATCGCAGACCTTCACCGTGAATATGCCGCCGCAGTCTGCGGAAAGAATTCGGGCGTTACTGACATCGGGGATCTCGAAAACGACCCGGCCAAGTATTCCATCGCTCTTGGCGAGCGTGGCTCGGGCGCCTGGTTGATCTGGCAGAACTTCATCTCTGAAGACTCCGACTATTCAGGCGTCCGAACGACAGCCGAAAGCGGCGATGATGCTCTGTCGGCGGTGGCCAACGACCAGACGACGTGTGCCTTGGTACCAGCCGCTCTCGTCAACTCTGTGATGCGCTCGGCCGACGAGCTGTACAGCGACAACCTGATCCTCGTGGGCGTCAACGACAAGGACTTCGACGACGCTCCTGATGCCCAGGGCAAGCCACTCTACACCTACAGCAAGATCCCCTCGGGCACTTACCCGAAGCTGCAGGGCTGGTTCAGCGGCAAGGCGACAATCAGCTGGCTCGCCAAGGTCTACGTCAACAAGGACACGCTGACCGACCAGAACGTCCGAAAGGCTTTGATCCGCTCGGTCATGAAGGCCCGCCAGAACGTCGTCTCCAACTTCGGCTCCTAACAACCGTCTCTGCGAAGGCTCCCCTGCGGGGGAGCTTTCATAGAGCCTGTTGGCTCACATCATGAAAGGGCAAGCGCGATGATGATCGCCGTATTCAATAACCTCCCCGAGTTGATCCTCGGGGTCACCTGGTCCGGTGTCGTCTTCGCCGCCGGCCGTCGTTTCGAGCGCTGGAAAGCCAGCCGGAACGCAATCTAACTCACCCCCTCACAAACATCATCAAGGAGATAAGCATGTTTGGTCTGACTAAGAAAATCATCGGCGCTGCAGCAACCGAAATCAAGGGTGCGAACGGCGAGAACAGCGATGCACTCGAGGCAGCTTGCGCCGCAGCAGCACTCGCAGCGGCCGGCGACGGTGACATTGGATCCTCGGAGCGCTCCAAGGCTCTCTCGCTTATCAAAAACAACAAGCGTATCGGCGGCGTCTACAAGGAGTCGGACATCGAGCGTCTGCTGGACCTCTACTTCAAGAAGGCTGAAGACGGTTCTGGCCGCAATGAGCTGGCCCGCGAGCTGGGCGACCTGAAGTCCCATCCGAACGCCAAGGTGATGCAGGAAGACTGCTACCTGATTGCCAAGGATGTCTGCACCGACCCGAAGACGGGCGAGATCGACCCGAAGGAACAGGTGATGCTCGACAAGATCGCCAAGGTTCTCGGCGTCAACCCCGACGACTTCCTGTTCTGATCCTCCCAATCAGATGACTGCAGCAGAGGCCACCCGATTGGGTGGCCTCTTTCATTTCGAAGCATCGGTGAGAAGTACGACCTGACACCCGCAAACTAGGAGTCACCATGACCCAAAAATTCCGAAAGGGTGACATCGTCACCGTCCGCGCCGTCGTAACGACCGTTTACGATCATCACGAGGATACAGTTCTCGCGGACCAAATTAAGATCGAGATCGACGGCACCCACCAGGGTATCTTCTTGAAGCCGAGCCAGCTCACGATGGAGATCCCATTCTTCGCTCCAGGCGAGCGCGTCCGGACGAAGAGCAGCGTCAAGAACCCGGTCGATGGCACCGTCATGGCTAACGACGAGGGCCAGGTCTGGGTCAAGTTCGACCACGGCAAGCATGGCACGGTTTCAGCGCTCGAGCTCGAGCCTATCCCTGCGAAAGTGAGGCCACATGTGGTTGCGGCTTGAAACCCTCGAGCTTGAACAGATCGTCACGTCGTTGAGGGTTTCCCTCAACGACAACCAGGACGAGGACAATCGCAGAGCGATCTACAACTTGATCGAAAAGATCAACGAGACGCCAGATCCCGACACCCACAGCTTCGCCAGCGCGGTCGAGACCAACGATAACTTAGAGGTCGACGGTGATGTCGTGATCTCTCGTGGCGACGAAGGCGCTTTCGTCATGTCTTGGTCCTGGGTCTCTAACGAGGCAGCAGGCATCGAACCTGAAGCCGACGCCCAGTGTGAAAACTGCGGCTCCACGGACAACGACGGCTCTGATATCTGCACCGACTGCGGCGGCAAAATTACCAGCGAGGAAGAATGATTACCGGACACACGCTACTCGAATGGGGCTTCCCGAAAGGCCCCGCTTTCAGTGAGGCTCTGGCCTCGGCGCAGTTTATGGAACGGCAGGGCAGGGGGCTTGAGGATATCAAGTTCATCATCATGACGCAGGCACCAAAAGTACCCGACGTCATCGAGCTCCGCACCAACTCGATACCGTTCGCTCGCTTCCTGGAAGCCGAGACCGACGATGAGATGCTGAACAAGATCTCGGTCGTGACCCACATGGACGCTCTGCTGCGGACGCCCACGATTGAGCGTGCCGCGATCATGCCCGACGCCTGCCCAGCAGGAAGTGTCATGGGGACCATCCCTGTCGGTGGTGTCGTCGCCACGAAGGACGCAATCCACCCTGGCTTCCACTCGGCCGACATCTGCTGCTCGATGGCCATCTCGGTCTTCAGACGCAACGATGACGTGAGTAAGGTGCTGGATGCGGCCATGAAGGTCACTCACTTCGGACCTGGTGGCCGGCCGATCATGATTTGGCACGATCGACAGCTCAATCAGCTGATCGATAAGTTCGCCGCGAACCCGTTCCTTGCTGGTCTGGAGCGCTATGCCACCGAGCACTTCGGCACGTCTGGCGATGGGAATCATTTCCTATACGTTGGCGAAATCGAAAGCACTGGTGAGATGGCGGTCGTCACCCACCATGGCTCTCGCGGCCTCGGCGCTCAGCTCTACAAGCGAGGCAAGGCAGCTGCAGAACGCCACACCAAAATCCACGCTCCTCGGGTTCCGGCTCACAACGCCTGGATCAAGGCCGAGAGCAAGATGGGTGAGGACTACTGGGCGGCGCTCCAGATCATCCGCCAGTGGACGAAGCTGAGCCATGCTGCGATCCATCGCGAGCTTGGCCTGGAGATCGGTAACGCGATCAAGGACCAGTTCTGGAACGAGCACAACTTTGTCTTCCAACGTACCGATGGTCTCTTCTACCACGCCAAGGGCGCCACGCCGAGTTTCAAGGGCTACGCCGCCGACGACGAGGGGATGACACTCATCCCCCTCAACATGTCCCAGCCGATCCTGATGACCCGCCACGCGAACAACGAGCAGGCTTTGGGCTTCGCACCACATGGCGCCGGCCGGAACCTCTCACGGACCAACCACATCAAGCGTCTGAGAGCAGAGTTTGGTGAACTCGGTCCTGGAGAGATCGCTGAAATCATGGAACGCGAAACCAAGGGGCTCGACGTCCGCTTCTACACCGGCAAGCCGGATGTCTCGGAGCTACCATCTGCCTACAAGGACGCGGACCAGGTTCGTGCTCAGATCGAGAAGAACAACTTGGCTGAGATCGTCGACGTGATCCACCCGCGGGGCTCAATCATGGCCGGCAATACCGCTTGGAAGAGAAGATAGCGATGGCCGAGACAAACGTTGAAATCCAACAACGAACGATTGTCGTCGAGACTACCAAGACAGTCTCGGTGTTGAGCGTGAGATATGACCCGGCAGAAGTCGACAAGATCCTTCTGAATTACGCTCTCGCAAACGAGCTACCTAGACTCGGGTTGGAATCTCACGAGCAGCTGGAAACCAAAGTCGAGGCCCACGTCGACTACTACAATGAAGAACACGAGGGCTTCACCGTCGAGATCGTCTTCGAAGGTCAATGACCGTTCTAGCCAACGGCTTCACCTTCTCGCAGGAGGTGGAGCTCTGCGAACTCTACTGGCCTGGCCAGCTGGCGCGTAGGCGCACCGGCAAGTCCCGCCGCAATCTCCGAAAAGCAGCCGCCCACAAGTGCCTGACAGATTTCAATCTGCTTCGGGGGCTCACCTGTGGGAACTGCGTCCACCGCCGGGGCAACATCTGCGAACTGACCTCGGACTTCTACGGCAACACCACCATCAAGAAGGAAGACACATGTCTAGGCCACTCTCCGAGAGAATTGCCGACAAACTCAACACCATCCAGTTGAGACGGTTACGACCGGAGCCGCCAGAAGCGCGGCTGCTCGATCCTATCCACGCCATTCAGTTCGCTATCCAGGCCGACGAGGGGATCGAGTTCCTCCGTAGCTGGAACCAAGGCGACTGGCAGACCTGTGCCCTTTACTGGCCCGAATGGCTGACCTTCAATCCCTGAGAGGAAATCCCATGAGAATTTCGATCGTCGCCACTCTGGCGACTGGCATGCTCGCGAGCTGCTGCACCCTTCCGTACTCGACCATCCAGAAGGGTGAGCATCAGATCCCAGGCCATCCTTACAAGACGGCCGATAACTGCGAGCGCCGAGCGCCGATCGGCAAGTTCGACGCCAAGTGTGACATCCCGCTTGTCGGTTTCCGCAACTTCGCTGAGCCGTCGATCTCGACCGGCGCCGGAAGTGTCGGGGGCTCGTTCAACTTCTGATGAGACGCAAATCAAAGCTCTCCATCGACGAGCTGGAGGCCGACGAGATCAAGCTCAAGGTTCGGCTCGCTCGGATCAAGGATGAGTTGGAGGTGACGCAGGGTCTGCTTCACCTCCACTACCGAGACCTCACCAAGCTGGTCGGGCGCACTGCCCGATCGGATCGCGTTCCAGGCGGGATCATCATCCAAGATGTGACCTTCAAGACCTGGGATCGCCGCACTCCACAGTCCGTGAGCGGTTACCGCCTAGACGGCGGCACCTCATGGACGACCATCCCCGTCACATCATCAGGGTACCAGGTCCATGACACTCACCCAACGAGCCATGCTCCATTCCCGCCAGGGTTTCTTGGCCGAGCTGCGCCAAGCATCAGCAGCCCGTTACCTGCACGGTGACCGCCAAGGTCAGCAGCAGATTGGTCAAACCATCATCGGCTTAGAAGCCGGCCAGGAGATCGAGAATGATTGGACCCTGGCAATCGCGAAAAGGTTTCTGCATGGCGTATCCTAAGCACATGTCGATTGTTGAACAGACGATCGTTTCAAAAATCATACTCTTGGCGCTCGAGAAAGCCTACACGGTCTCTGTCTTTGATGGCATGGCCTGGGCTCTCAAACGGTCAACCGACTTCGAAGCGATCACCGCTGAAGTCAACGCCACAGATCTGACGGAACTCATCTTCCACTCGGCTGCTGACCAGTCACGGATCGGGGGCGTGACGCTCATCCATGGCAACGACGAAGACGTCATTCACGACTACTCCGACAATCCCAGGACCACAGAGCTTTGTTCATGATTTTCGTGATCGCTCCAGGTACTGGCGAACTTGTCCCAAAACGGGACGTAACTCAGATGCGCCTCCCCCTTCGAACAGGGTGGGACGGCTGGGCGGTCAAGGATAAGTCAACCGGCCAGCTCCACAAATTCCGCACTTACAGACGGCTGAAAGCCTTCCTGAAAGAGCACGTTTAACACGACCAAATCTCGTCAATTCAACCCGCCCCTGAGGCGGGTTTTTTTATGTCGATAGGATCTCGATGAACTTCAGCCTGACGAAAATCAGCAGAAATCAAAAGCTTGGCCCTATGCCGGCCGCAACCTCAGCTCGATCAACCTGCCCGACCTCTTGCCCACTTAAAGGGGCAGGCGGCTGCTACGCCGAGCATGGCCCAATGGCCATATTCTGGGGCAAGGTTGATCGTGGTGAGGCTGGCACTAACTTTGACGTCTTTGTTAAGGAAGTCGAGCAGCTGCCACGTCGCCAAATGTGGCGCTACGGTCAGGCTGGAGACCTTCCTGGCGAAGGAGATTTGATCGACCGCGAGCAGATGTTAAGACTCGCAAAAGCAAACCGTGGTAGACCTGTCATAGCTTTCACGCATAAGCCTATAACAGACGAAAACCTTGAGACACTGCAGCTCGCCCAGAGGTTAGGTTTCAGTGTCAACTTGTCGGCGAATAACGTTGATCACGCCGATGAACTGGCTGTCCACGGACTGAATGTTGTGGTTGTTTTGCCTAGTGAGTACGAAAAGCTTTCATCGGAAACGATGACAGAGTATCGGGCTAGATTGAACCAATTACCGAAACGAACACCAGCAGGGCAGAGGATCGCTGTCTGCCCCGCTACTTACACGGAGACCACATGCCATCAGTGCGGCGTCTGCGCGAGTACCGAGAAGAGGTCAGCTGTCATCGGGTTTCCAGCACACGGGACCAAGAAGCGACAGGTCTCGACTATGGCCCGAAGGTTAGAACCTGTGCCGGCTGGATAAGAAGGAGATTAGGGGAATGTTACACATGAGTGTCTTCATTCAGCCAGAGGTGGCCGCGGCCATACTGGACGTCATAGATGAGCTCTCGTCCGAGATCGACCTCTATTACGAAGACGACAACCTCGCAGCTGCAACACCCGCCTTCACCAAAATGGAGAAGCTGGTGAAGATGCTGGAGTCCGCCGGCTACACCGCACCGGACAGCTACCATCACATCATAGGCCGATATCGAAAGTTTGTGAACTAGGAATTTATTCCTTGCTCGCTGCCCGCCTCCCATGTAGAACAAATCGTGTCCAACAGACAGGGGGTGGAAAAAATGTCGTCTAAGAAAAACCCACTATTGCATGATTTTCAAATCGCCGTTATAGAGCCGTTCGCCCCCAAGGTTACGAAATGTTAATCACTTCGGGACCGCTCATATCGGACTTCGTGATCGCTGCAATGACTAAAAACATCGAAGAATATCAACGTCGTAGCGTCGAACGTCTTGACCGACTTTTGTCGGAGGAGGCAAAGGGCATCTAAGAGCCCCCATTAGTTGGCCCTTGGCTAACGGCATTGATGAATGTGCTCGCTCTGCGGGTGATCAGGCCGTGAAGAAGGGAAAACGATTGGATTATAAACAACTCGAGCGACTGAACCTGGCGGTGGCACGGTTCCGGGAATTGTACCCGGACGCCCCATTACTCACGTTCCAAGTCTTTCTCGATGTCGCGTTACATCCAGGGACATCGTCCGTGGATTTGATACGCAGAACAGGCGCGTCTCAATCCGCCATCAGTAGACATTTGGTCTTGCTTTCGACCTGGACTTGGCAGGGCACACGGCCGAGTCTTGAACTAATCGAAATGCGACCGAACACATCCGCGAGGAAGGTTCCTTTTCTGACGCAGAAAGGGGTCGGCTTGGCGTGTGCTTTGATGAAGACAGTAGAGCCTGAACTGACGATAACAGCAGCCGATTTCGCAACCCACTTAGCGAAGGCCGACCACTGAGGAGGAGTTGAATGAAGCATTGATACCAATGAATTCAGACTGAGTTGAATCAGTCGAGGGGTGAAAAATCAATCATTCGTCGCCATCTCCAGGGTCAGGAACCGGATGGCTTACAAGGAACGTTTATGACGACCAATACCGCATGGCATGCCGCCGCCCTCTATGATATCGAGAACACCAGCCTAACGGTGGCCGAGATCGCAACGAAATATGGGCGGTCCAGCAGTACGATCGATAAGCTCATCTTCACGAGCGGTGTCGTTCGCAAGTACCCAAATACCCGCCGCGGTCCAAAGCGCCGAGAGAATGGTCTCCCGCTCTCGCGTGAACACGTAGCGCTTGGCATTCGCCTTGGCATGGCTCGAGGGGTCGAGAAGCCACAGGTGTATGCTGATCGTCTAGGTGTCAGCCCGATCGTCTTGGCCAACATGGAAGCTGGCCTCCACGATTTTCAACTCAGCCAGATCCTCAAGATCTCGGCAATGATCGGCCAGCCGATTGGCGAGCTGATCCAATCCTTCGACAAGAACCTGTATCAAGGGAGAACGAATGCCCGTAATTAAAAGTCACGAGGAATACTTCCAGATTGTGCGGGAGTTCAATTTAGCTCCCCAGTGGCGCCAGGAACTCCTGATCACGGGGTTTCTGCTGACTAAGTGCAAAGACATGCAGCCGATGAATGTTCGGCTTCGACTTCAGCGATTTTGGGACAGACAGGCACATCGACTCGGCGTGAGCGTCGGGGAGTTGAAGACCTGGAGCTGAGCTCCCATATCTACCACTATGCAAACGAAAACACAATTTATACAACGCCGCGACGAGCTTCTAGCAGAGGCGAACCGCGACGGCGTTTGGGATTCCAAACGCTATGATGAGATCCAGGATCTCATGAAGAGGATCGACTTAGTCCCTGACGACCCGATCCCAGATCAGCAAGAGTTGGACCTCCCAGAGGTCAAGCCAAAGAAGGCCCGATAGAAGTTCTATCGGGCCTTTTCTTTTGCCCAGCGGACGGTGGCACATAACATCCGCAACTAGGGTCGGGGTTTCGGACCTTTCTCCTGATGACCTGGTCGTCTAGCTCGGACGTGAAACGAGCTTTCTCTCTCTAAAGGATATGAAAATGAGAATACTCTTTGAGGTTCTCGAGCGCGATCGCTTTGAGATCTACGATCCTTGCATCCCCGCAGCAGCCGAAACGGCGAAGATCATTGCCGAGAGTGCGACATATGACACTCTGCGGATCCTGAAATTCTGCCCTGCCACACTGGCGATCATAGATATGACCGCCGAGATGTACGAGGAGTACCGTGGCGACCACAGTGAGGACGCGCCACTGTGGGTTAAGTTGCAGTCCGATTTTGATATCCGGGCTGCAGAAGAGGCCAAAGACGCACGCGACTGGCAGCGTCATGTGAAGAGCCTTAGTCGTGCAGCTTAGCGGCCTTGGACTTCAACTCGGAGACGGGCATCGTCCGACCTTTCGAGAGGTTGCCCCTCTTTTTGATGAACCGGCGAGGGTTCAATTTTCCCTCTTCGTCGGTGAGCGCATCAGCCAATCTAGTTGGCAAGAACCCAAGCGTGTTCAGTTTAAAAACGTCTTCGACAAGCCGATCGAAGATCTCAAGCGCTTCATTCCGTTCTATCACAATCTGCTCCTGAATAGCGGCCTGCTCGAGCTCAGCTCTCTGCTGCTGAAGCACTGCGATCTTCTGATCGAGATCTACCAGCTTAGACAAACTGTCTGGCTTCATTATGGAAACTCCTATGACTGATGCAACTTTACGAACCGACCAGGTGGCCGATCTTGCGTTTTACATGGCAAACCCAAAGTGCCTAAATTTATCGCACGCCGGGACTGGAAAAACACCGTCAGTCTGCGTCATGCAATACTTCATGTGGACGCAGAATGGTGTTGGGACTGTATGGGCACAACCTAAATCCCTACTCAAGAAAAACAAGCGTGAACTGCTGCGTTTTACCGACTTTACTGACGCCGATGTGGCAATTGTAGACGGCACTCCGAAGCAGGTTGAGAAGGCCCTCAACTCAGGCGCGAAGGTTTTTCTAATGGGCTTCCGCCGGCTTACTCTCTGCTGGCGGCAGCTACCTAGCTATGTGAAAGCCGTCCACGTCGACGAATTTCACATGGGCTACAAGAGCGCAGACTCCCAGAACTCACTGGCGCTCTTCAAAATGTTTGACAGCGGGCGGATGACGCACTTCATCCCAATGACCGGAACACTTATCGACGGCAAACTGACGTCAGCTTATCCGGCCATTCGCGTCGTCGAACCGCGATACTATATGTCCCATGAGAACTTTCTACTATACCATGGGATTAAAGACTTAGACGGAAAGGTGGTCGCTTGGAAGAACCACGAGAAGCTGTCCAAGATCTTCGGCCGACACGCAATCCTTCGAACCTTTGCCAGTGTCCATGGTGAACAGGAGGTCGTCCATATTCCAGAGATGGTGGATATGGAGGACAAGCAGAGGTTTTACTACGACAAATTTCACGACGACGCTGTACTGGAACTCGAGAACTTCTACCTGGACGGGACACTGCCAGGCGTAGCGTTTACCCGAGCCCGCCAGCTCATGGAACACCCGATCGAGTTCCCAGACCTGGCCAACCCTGGCCAGTTCATCGACATCCTGAAGGGCGAACCGACTGGCAAGGAAGAGCGGCTCAAGGTTCACTTCGAAGAGCACTATCTCAACGAGAAGCCGCTCATCATCTTCACGCCTCTGATTCCGCAGCAGAACCGCGTAGCAAAGCTGCTTGAGCAAGCTGGCATCAGCTACGTGGTCATCAACGGCTCGATCACTCAGAAACAGCGTGACGCCAACAGCGATGCCTTCGAAGAGGGCAGGGTGCAGGCGGTCCTCGGAACGCCGATGACAGCGTCGTTCGGCTACAACTGGCAATTCAGCGGGAAGAAGGAGGTGGAGCACATGATCTTCACCTCGCTCGACTTCAGCGATGCCACTTTCGTCCAGGCTCGACAGCGAGCCATTCGTGGCAAGCGGTCCTCGCCGCTGCGGCTCACGACGCTGGAGTACATCAGCTCTCTCGACCAGCACATCTGCAGCATCATCTACCGGAAGAGCAAGGATGCCAACAAGGTCGATCCTTCTCGACCTGTTCTCCAACTGTCTGGCTTCGAAGAGAAGAAAGAAAAACTCGCTGCTTGAGTATTACTTACTCTCGCACGAGAGGGCTAAAATTCCGGACTTAGACATGCCAAATAACCATCACCCACTGCGGTGGTGTGAGTGAAACTTAGACAGAAACAGAGACAGGAACTTAAAGAATGAGCAATCAGTCAATCGCAGAAGCAATGGCAGCAGCACAGGCAGCAGCAGCGAACTACACCCCGCCGGCCAACGTTCCGGCCCAGGCGTCTGGTTCGACGGCTGTTGGCGCACCGGTCGCATCCGGCGCTCCTCTCGGCCTGGATGACATGCTGGGTGGCGGCGTATCCGTCGACGGCTGGATCAAGCTGACCGCGGACGGCATCAAGGTTGGTGACAAGACCAAGCCCCTCGACACCATCGTCGTCTACCTCGACATGGCCTCGATCGCGTACAACTTCTCGATCAAGTACAATCTGAATGGCCAGGCCATTTACCACAAGACGTACGATCGCGTGACGGACGCACAGGGTGGCCCGTGGATCTCCACGATCCAGAAGTCACAGTCTATCGACCCGAAGGCCTACGAGTACCGCTCCGCTGAGATCCCGCTCGTCGTTGCAGAAGCGATCCCGTCCAAGACGGCTGGCGAGAATGCCGCCGAACCGGGTGACAAGCTGGGCCTCGCGCTGTCCACCACGGGCTGGGCGAAGTTCCAGGACTTCATCCGCAACCTCGGTCGCCAGCAGATCGATGCCAAGATCGGCGTCGTGAAGTTCACCCTCGGCTACGAGACAAAGAAGAAGGCTGGCGTGAACGACTGGGGCGTGCCGACCTTCCTCAATATCGAGGAAGTCGACGTGATCCCGGAACTGGGAACGGTTCACTAAGGACCAATCCAGAGAGGGCGGCGAGAGCCGCCCTTTTCTTTGAGGAGATTTCCCAATGCTGACCATCATTGATGGCAACAACTTCTTCCGCCGGCTGATCGAATTCGACGGCAAAGACGCCCGCTCGGTCCTGAACGATTTCCTCACCCCCCGCAAAGAGACGATCGTCGTCTGGGATGGTGCCAAGGGGTCGCAGCGCCGACGAGCTGTCTACCCTCAATACAAGACGAACCGAGGGCCGCTCGACAAGGACATCAGCGTCCAGTTCAACATGATCGTCGCGATCCTCGCCTACTGCGACGTCATCCAGATCTTCCATCCGGAATACGAGGGTGACGATGTCGTAGCCATGCTGGCCCGAGACTACGCCAGCAAGGGACGCGAGGTTTACATCGACAGCACCGACCAGGACTTCCTGCAGATCGTCGGGGAGTATCCAAAGCTGGTCACAGCACGGGCCAACCCGAAGGTCGAGCCTCGGCTCACGAAGCTCTACAAAATCTGGATCGGTGACCAGTCGGACAAGATCTCAGGCATCCCTGGCTTTGGCCAGAAGACCTGGGACGAAACCGATATCTCGGAGCTTGAGCGGATGACCCGCAAGGCGATCGAGACTGGCGAGATTGATGACATCGGCCTGCCAGGCCGCTGCAAACCCACTGCGGAGCTGCTCCGTACCCTCGACGAAATCATCTCGTTCTACCCCGTCCCGTTGGACGAGGTCATGCAGAACGTCGTGATCGGCAAGCCTGATTACCAGCGGGCCGACGCGTACCTGAAGGAATTCCTCCTGTGAGCGAACTGCCTATCAAAACCATTCTGATCGATGCCACCAACTTCGATCAGCACGCCTTCACTGTGATGCAGGCGATCAAGAACACGTCGTTCATTGGCATCGACGTGGAAACACAAGACAGCAACCGCCACGCCGGCCTGACGGCCCTGTGTGGCTACAAGGAGGACGGCACGAAGTCGAAGACAGCCAAGCTGGTCTTCGACATGAAGCGCACGGTCATGACTGGCTTCTCGCTTTACCCCGAGGGCCATGACGCTGCCTACTACATCAACCTGAACCACGCCGACGTCGAGAACAGGCTCCCCTGGGAGCAGGCTCGCAAGCTGATCGACGTCAAGCCAGCTGGCTCGCACTGGATCGCTCACAACGCGCCCTACGAGTTGACCAGCTACAAGAACTGCTACGATCTGACGCTCTCGGAAATCATCTGCACGATGCAGATGGCAGTCTCGGCCTTCGGCCCCGACGAATACGATCTCAGCAAGTTCATGGCAGCGGGGCAGGGTGGTATCGCCGCCCTCAAGAACCAGCTTCTGCAGGAATGCATGAAGTGGGATCCGAGCAAGAAGGGCATGCCCCCGGCGCTCGAGGAAGTCGTCGGCAAGATCATCGCCAAGGAGAGCAAGGCCGAGCATTCTTACATCGGCTTCGTCAAGAACGTCGCCTATGGCTACGGTCTGAAGGGCTTGGTGAAGAACTTCTTCGACTACCAGATGACCACCTTCGACCAGGTGCTGAACGGCAAGGCTCACATGGGCCAGCTGACCGGCGCCGAGACGGCCTCATATGGTGCGGAGGACGCCTACTGGGCGGTTCGCCTGTTCCGCCACCTGATGGATTACATGGCCAAGACCAACCCGGCCGTGATGGGCACGTTTTTCGATCAGGAAAACCCAATGATCCATGTGTTCTCGAACATCTGGGACGAGGGCATGAAGGTCAACACTGAAGCAGTCTTCGACCGTCGTGACAACGAGCGGGTGAACATGGCTCAGATCCTGCTTCGGCTGAAGGCCGAGGTGAAGAAGAAGCTGCCATTCAACGACGAACCACACGCCGGCCTGATGAAGGGAGAGAAGTGGTACCAGACCGGCTACAAGAAGTACCGAGCCCAGATCGAGCAGTGGGCAAACAGCGCCGACTGGGTCGAGAAGACCGAGGCTGACGAGGAGACTGGCGACTTCCCGCCACAGTCTGACGCTGCCACGTTCGCCCAGTGCCACCAGGCACGCGGTCCTGTGTCCAACGCTTGGTCAATCGAGACGGACAAGGCTGAACCAACTGGTCCCAACCTGTCGCACTACATGCCGATCCGCGTGATCATGTACGATCTACTCGGTGAGGAACTGATCCGGTCGCAGGGCAAGGTTCAGAGCGACGGCGAGGCCCGCGGCAAGATGCTGGATCGGCTCGAGGACGACGTCTCTAAGGCGATCATCCAGGGGCTGAACGAGATCTCAGGCGTCGAGCAGCGCATGAAGCTCTACCTCACGCCGTACACCCAGCTGATGGACCCGGAAACGGGATGCCTCTACCCGCTGGTGTCGTCGATGCTCGCCACCCGCCGCATGGGTGCCTCGGTTCCGAATCCGATGCAGCTCGCCAAGCGTGGTGCCTCGACTTACGTCCGTGGCTTCTTCGAAGCCGACCATGATGACCATGTCATCGTGTCTTGCGACTGGTCGGGCGTCGAGCTCGTCGAGATCGGTGAATTCTCAGGCGACCCGGAGTTCATCAAGGCGTTTGGCCAGATCCCGCATGAGGATCTGCATGGGGGTGCTGCTGCTGACATTCTGTCCGTAGACGTGCCTGGCCTGACGGAAAAGGCCTTCAAGGCTCTGAAGGACTTCAAGACGGCCGACGACTACCGTGACCACTTCGGGCAGGAGATGACGAACTACAATCGTCTCTTCACCAACCTGAAGGGCCAGGAGCTGAAGGTCGGTGACGCCTACAAATACTGGCGTACCGAAGTCGGGAAGGGTGCCAACTTCAACTATTGGTACTCGGGCTTCCTGGGCACGATCGGTGACCGCATGGGCTGGCACGTCGACAAGACGGGTGATGCTACGAAGCGGTACCGTGAACGCTTCTCGGTAGCCGAGCAGTGGCGCGTCAATCTGATCGAGCAGGGCAAGCGTCTCGGCTATGTCGAGTTGCCTGATCATCACCGTCGCGTCCGCTTCGAAGCCACGCCCATGTGGGCCGAATACTTCGGCTCCAAGTTCAAGCTGCCCACCGATGGCGCTGATGAGCTGGTCCACCGCTACAACGCGGTCTGGGACTATATCATCCGCAAGATCCAGGGCCGTGCGAACAACCAGCTGGTCAACGCCTTCATTCAAGGCAGCTGCGCCACGCTGGCCAAGCGGTCGATCATCAAGATCAATCGCCTTGCCCGCGAGCGTGGTTGGACCAGCCGTGAGTTCCGCTTCATGATGCCGATCCACGACGAACTTCTGTTCTCGGTCCATCGGTCCATCGTCGTCGAAGCGATCAAGCTCATTCGCGACACCATGATCGACCATCCGGACATGTTCAAGCTCACGAAGCTCGATGCATCTCCATCGGTCGGCCTCACCTTCGAACCCTACAGCGCCAAGAAGGGCGTGCTCCTCGGACAGGTCGAACTGTTCGAGCTGCCTGAAGCTGTGGGGGTTGGCAACGTAAACGGACGCGCCACGGACGATCAGACCCGTGGTGTTGTCGACTACCTCTTCGAACAACGGAAGCTTGCAGCATGACGAACTTTGCACTGATGACAGACCGAGGTCTTATTGGCCTCGCTTTCCACACTGGACCTCGCGACCGCACTGAGATCCAGACGCTCTACCTCGGCACCAGCTCCTGCCACCAGTGGCAGAAGCTCGACGACTTCAACGTCGTCTTTATCACGGCCGACAAGGCTTACGCGTTGGACTACGCCGGCCTTGAGAGCGTGATCATCTACCTGGCCGAGTATGATCTGGAGAGCCACCTGCGGCAGTATCTGATCCGGCTCCAGGGTGCGATCAAGATCAAGCCGAAGCCGGAACCCGAGGTCGCAGCGGCCAAGCCACTGCCCACTGAGATGCTTGCTCCAGCGGCTCCGGTCGAAGACCGCAAGCGGTGGTCGGCTCGGGTCCGGACCAAGATGTGGAGCGGATACCTGGATGAGAAGGAGTACCTGATCGAAGAGGTCTCTGAGCTGCAGGACATCATCGAGAAGGGGGCGTCCTTCCCCGACATCCGGAACATCAAGATCAAGCTGGAGTACCGCCTCTGAGCACAAAGATCACGCAGGACACCCGCAAAATCTACCGGAGGGCTCTCGAGCCCTTCGGAATATCGATCTTCGATTTCGTGTGGCGCGGCAAGCATCCCGCCCTCGTCTTCGAACTGAACGGGAAGGAGCACCGGATCGTGATGGCCGGGAGCCCGAGCGATCATCGCGCCCGAATGAACAACATCACCTTTCTCAAACGCTACATCAGGGGCATCAATGACCAGCAAACTCTCCACTGAAATCTACAAGCGCGACTCCAAGGGTAAGATCCGGACCTGGCAGTATGAAGTCCAAGGCGACAGCTGGCGCACGATCGCCGGCCTGCAGGATGGCAACAAGGTCGAAAGCGCCTGGACGGTCTGCGTACCGGCGAGCCAGCCCACGGCCGAGGCCCAGGCTCAGTTCGAAGCCGACGCTGAGCGGACCAAGAAGCTGAAGCGTGACTACCATCTGACGATCGAAGGCACGGCGGTCGCCAAGTATTTCGCGCCTATGCTGGCCGAGAAGTACGACCGCGAATTGGTCGGTGAAGGTGACTTCGCCCAGCCCAAGCTGGATGGCATTCGGTGCATCGCCACGAAGGACACCCTGAAGACCCGCAAGGGTGAGCTGATCACCAGCTGCCCGCACATCCTCGAGCAGCTGCAGCCGGTCTTCGCTCGCCACCCTGACATCGTCCTCGACGGTGAACTCTACAACCACGAATTCAAGGACAACTTCAATGAGCTCGCTTCGATCATCCGTAAAAAAACTCCTGACGCAGACCAACTTGCCAGGGCTGGTCGTGATGTCGAGTTTCATGTTTACGATCTGGTTGACCCTCGCCAACCACACGCCACCACCCTTGACCGTATCGCTGCACTGACGACGCGCCTCTACGACGCCGGCCTGTCGATCCAGATCGTACCGTCGCATGTCGTCGACGACCATGACGAGGTGCGGGCTCTGTTCCTCAAGTACGTCGCTCTTGGCTACGAGGGCCTCATGATCCGCCGCGGCACTGCTCCCTACGAGCACAAGCGGACGGACGCTCTCATGAAGTACAAGGAGTTCGTGACCGAGGAGTACGTAATCTCCGAAGTGCTCGAGGGTGTCGGGAACTGGGCCGGCTACGCGAAGGCGGTCGAGTTCATCATCCCCGGCGACGTCCGCACCGAGCAGGGTGATCGGCCGAAGGCAGGCATCAAGGGCAACCAGGCCTTCACCAGGGCTCTCCTCGCTCGCAAGGACCAGCTGGTTGGCAAGACGGTCACTGTCCAGTTCTTTGAACTGACACCGGCCGGCATCCCACGCTTCCCGATCGCGATCGACTTCGACCGCCCCGACGCCTGATGGCTTTCGGAGCACGCCAGGAGGCAGATGGCCGTTGGGTTCTCTGCCTCCGCAAGGGCCGCACAGTGGACGGATGGTCCCACACCGATGGCTCGCGGACCACTTTCGAGTTCGCATCGCAGCGCCGAGCTAAGGCGTGCGCCGACGAACTGAACGAAACCTTCTGGGACCAATACCGAAAATACAAGCTGGGGGACGAACCCCCAGCCTTCGCCAACGACATGACTGATTGCATAAGGAAACACTGGAAATGACAATCACTGCCAAGATCATCGCGGACTCCATTAGCACCACTGGAGTGCGGCTGACCACTCTGCAGCTCCGCTACCCTCGCTTCATCCACGCCGAGGAGCTAACGCACCGTGTGCTCTCGAGCACGACCGAGGGTGTCCTCTACGAGATCATCCACGATGGTTTGATGTACGACGAGAACCTGAGCCGCAACGCTGGCAGCTCGCGAGCAACTCCGGTCCAGAAGCTGATCCAGGATATCATCGACGATACGGCTATGCCAATGCACTGGGGCAAGAACCAGCCTGGGATGCAGGCTCGCGAAGAGCACGCCGCTCTGATCAACATCCACGATCGCGAAGGCGACGTTCTCGCTGAAGACCTGACCGCCAAGCAAGCATGGATCTTCGCCCGGGACCAGGCGATCGCAGTGGCTCAGTCGTTCGACGAGGCCGGCTATCACAAGCAGATCGTGAACCGGCTGCTCGAGCCCTACGCCCACATCAACGTCATCGTCACCGCGACTGAATGGGACAACTTCTTTACGCTCCGTGATCATCCGGACGCCCAGCCTGAGATCCAGGTTCTGGCTCAGCAGATCAAGGCAGCGATGGCCGACTCCAAGCCGAACAAGCTCTGGGAAGGCCAGTGGCATCTGCCCTACGTGGCGGACAACGACGAGGAAGTCTGGAACTACGCGATGGAGAACGACCTGGGCCTGGTCGACGTCGCCCGCAAGGTCTCGGTCGCCCGCTGCGCCCGTGTCAGCTACCTCGGCTTTGACGGGAAGAAGACCAAGGTTGCGGCCGACGTCTCGCTCCACGACAAGCTGGTGGTGGCTGAACCGCTCCACGCTTCGCCGGCTGAGCACCAGGCTACGCCGACGCCGGGGGAGAATGGTCGCAACTTCCGCGGCTGGACGCAGTACCGACAGGTGCTTGAAGGCTACTGATTTTAAGACTTAGACATTGATTAAAGGGCGAGAGTACACATTACTCTCGCCCTTTCTTTATTGAGATTAGACAGCGTTCAAATCATGTAGCTAGTGCATGAAAAAGAACTCTGGAAAACCATCTGAAAGCCTTTTCGAAGGCGTCTGGCTTAGGCTCGGGAAACGGGCCTATTGCTATCGCATCGCTGATGCGGCCGAAGTTCGTGGCCGCACCGGCAAGATTGGCGTCACACGCGCCACACCTTCCGACTACATCGTCAGCTTTGACGGCGAAACAATCTACGCCGAAGTCAAGTCGACCCAGGAGAAAACCTCCTTCCCATTCTCGCTCCTGAAGAAGGGGCAAAATGCAGCCGCCCCTCAAGTTGTGAGCGCGGGCGGCAGCTACATCGTCTTCGTGCATCACCTCATCACCGGCACTTGGTACGCACTCCCCTGGCAAGTCATCCAGGCAGTGAAGGATCTCGGCCGCGCCTCAATCCCTTGGACAGAACTGGATAATTTCAAATGGACGCACCAACCCACTTTCTAGACATCATGGTCGACATCGAGACCACCGGAACCGTTGCAGACAGCAACAGCATGATCCAGCTCTCGGCTGTCAAATTCGACCTCGCCACCCAGTCGGTCCAACCATTCCCGGAGTTCTTCGATCGCTGCCTTCTGCAGCCAAAGAACCGCTTCTTCGAAGAAGAGTGCCGCACCAAGTTCTGGGGCAAGCGTCCTCAGATCTACAATCAGATCCAGGCTCGTGCTGAAGACCCGGCGACCGTCATGCGGGACTTCGCTCAGTGGGTTGGTTTCAACAACCCGAAGCCGGTTCGCTTCTGGTCCAAGCCGACGACTTTCGACTGGTCCTTCGTCGCCTCGTATTTCCGCCAGTACGACGTCCAGAACCCGTTCCACTACCGCTGGGCGATCGACATGAACTCGTACATCAGGGGCCTGGCTCAGGATCCGACTGTCGAGAGCAACTACATCCCGTTCCAGGGTGAGGCGCACAACGCGATCTTCGACGTCCTCAATCAGATCAACCAAGTTTTCGATGCGGTGAACAAATATGGAAATCGTTGAGAATGGAAAGCGTCTTGTTCTTCTTGGAGACCCTCACCTGGGGCGGACTTTTCATAACGGGGTGCCTCTCCACCGCCGAGGGATGCGAGAGAAGCTTGTATGGCAGGATTTTCAAGCGTCTCTGCATCGTCCAGCTGGTGATTTTGACTATCACGTTTGCCTGGGCGACCTGTTCGACAAGTGGCTCGTGTCATACGACCTCATCCTGGATGTGGCTGAGCTATATCGGGGAGCAGCTGCGGCTCATCCTGGTGCTCATTTCCTCATCCTGAAGGGCAACCACGACTGGACCCGCGATCTCCAGCGTAAGTCGGCCTTCGACGTCCTCACCATTCTGGTGCGGGACATTCCGAACCTGACCATTGTTTCGGACGTCGTCACCATGGACGGCTTTGTGTTCTACCCCTGGCATCCCCTTTGGGATGCCAGTGAGAAGCTGACCGGTGTCGAGGGCCACATCCTCTTCGGTCACTTCGACATCGAGTTCGGTGACCACAACATGGTCCCGACCACGCTGCACTTCGAAAAGATCTACACTGGCCACGATCACAAAGCCCGCACGCTGAAGCGTCACGGGACCGAGGTCATCGTCGTCGGTTCGATGCAGCCTTTCGCCCACGGCGAAGAACCGGACGACAGTCTCTATATCACCGTCCGCGCCGAGGACATCACCGATCCTTCGATCTTCAAGGACAAGTGCCTCCGGATCATCGGCCGCTATGACGGCGATATCGACTGCCTCCAGATCACCTACAAGCAGGACAAAACCGATGGCGACGACAGCCCAATCGAGGCCGTCACCATGGGTGACTTCGATATGGAAAAGCTCTTTGCGGAGTCTTTCGCTGAAGCCGGCGTCTCTGCTGGCCTCACTGCTCAGGTTCTGGACCAGTATCACACAAAGCGGAACGCAAATGGCTCTTAAAGACCTCGACCGATCGCCCGCCGAATATCTCTGGGTCATGGACACATGGCTCGGAGTACCGGGCCTGTCGGCGCCCGAAGTGGCGATGATTCAGACGTTCAAAACCAGTGTTGAAAAAGGCCTCGCAGACTTCGACCAGCTGCGTCGCATCGCCTCCCAACCAGCTTTCAAGCCAGTGCTTCGCTCAGCCATGTTCAAGGCGGCGATGGCCGGCGTCCTCTTCAATTGGAGTGAATACCCCTACCATGATCAAGCAGCTTAATTATTCGGTCACGTTCCCGTCGACCGGCCGCACCCTGTCCGAAGCCGTCCTGTTCCAGGGCGGCTTTGGTGCTATTGTAGGTCCGAACGAATCCGGCAAGACCATGATCGTTGAGATGGTCCGCTTCTGCCTCTTCGGCTCGGCAGCTCTCCGAGGCAAGGCCGAGGACTACAAGAACCTGAAAGCCTCGCTCGACTTCGTGATCCGGAACCAGGATTACACCGTCGATCGCACCGGGACCAAGGCTCAGCTCAAGGAAAATGGTGAAGTCGTCGCGGTCGGCATCACCCCGGTCAATGTTAAGATCGCCCAGATCCTGGGCTTCGGCCTGACCGTGTTCGACATGGCCTGCGTGGCGAACCAGAACCAGCTCCTGGCGCTGGGTGAGATGAAGCCGGCCGAGCGCCGCCGCGCCGTCGATAGCGTGATCGGTGTTTCCGTCCTCGACGACCTCGCGAAGTCGGCCGGCGTCGAAGCTCTGGCCCAGAAGCGGGCAGGGGACGATCTCGCCTCGAACAACCGCCTGCCTATCGAGCCGGTGCTGCACGACGGCTACCGCGAAAGCTCGGAACTGTCCGAGGAGAAGGCTCAGCTGGACAGCATCCGCTCGCAGGCGGACCAGCTCCGCGGCTGGCTCGCGAACGAGAAGAAGAAGCCTGTGGCGCCGGTTGCGCCACACGGTCTCGGCTCAGCCGTCGTCCAGACGATGCTCGATGCTCAGAACGAGCGCAAGATTCAGCGTCAGGTTCTGGAAGGCGAGCTCGCTCGCATTCCGGCTGCATCCGGCATCACCATGGACGAACTTGCGGCCGATCGCGAGAACCACAAGCTGGCTCAGGCTCATCGCGCCCGCCGGCAGTTCCTGGCCTTCAACAAGTTCCCGGATTTGGATCAGGACCAGATCAAAAGTATCCGCCGCGCCTGGGACGCTCACCACGACTGGCAGAAGGTTCAGCATCTGAAGAAGCAGAAGGCCGACCTGCTTTCCAAGGGCGAGCACACTTGCCCCAGCTGCACCCATCAGTGGCCAGTTGCGGGTGACGCGATCGAAAGCGTGGACCGGGAACTCGAGGTCTATTCCAAGTCCGTCCTGCTTCCGGAGAGGCCCTCGACTACGGAAGCAGAACTCGATCGTCATCAGCGCGAGCTCAACAACTGGCTCTCGGTCAAGGATGAGTGGAACGACGTCCACAGCAAGGCTCCGGAGACACCGCCGTCCGTCCGCTGGACGCTGGACCAGATCGCCAGCCTTGAGCACGGTATCCAGCTGCAGGACCGCCGCGCCGAGCTCGTCGCAGAGATCGAGAAGCTGAAGCCGGCCGACAAGGAACCGGACTACGCTACGATGCTGCGCCAGGCCCAGCAGCACGAGGCCCAGGTTGCGGCTTGGTCTACCCAGATGGATGAGTTCCGCGCCTGGGAGGCCGAGAAGAGCCAGAAGATGGTTCAGCTCGCGATGCTCGAGGTGGATCTGCAGGGCTACGACCAGCTGGTTGCTGAACTGAACCAGGCTCTCGCTTACGAGCAGGCCTACAAGGTCTGGTTCCGCGAGTTCCAGATCTACAACGAGCGGCTCGACAAATGCACGACCTACTGGCTCGAAGCCGACGACTGGAACAAGGTCAAGGACGCTCTCCAGATCCTCCGTTCGAAGATTAAACAATATCTGGTTCCCTCACTTAATCGTGTCGCAAGCAGCTTGATTAGTCACATGACCGGAGGCGAACGACAGGCAATCAACGTGGACGAGGAATTCAATATTCTCGTCGACGGACAAACGATCGATACCCTTTCCGGATCTGGCAAGGCAGTCGCTAACTTGGCGCTGCGTATTGGTCTGGGTCAGGTGCTGACGAACAATATCTTTTCTCTGTTCATGGGCGATGAAATCGACGAGTCCATGGATAAGAATAGAGCAGATAAAACCGCCGGAGTAATGCATACTCTGAAAGGTCGTATCTCGCAGCTTTTGCTCGTCTCACATAAATCTCCATCAGCGGATTACTTCATCGCTGTAGGAGAAAATAGTGAATACCAACTCAGCAACGACCAGCCTGATTAAGGAAGAGATCAAGCGCACGGGCGGCAACCTTTCCAAGGTCGCCCGTGCCCTCGGACTCGACTATTACGCCTTGCTCGACCAGCGCAAGCGCGAGATGTCCACCCGTCGGGTCGGCATCACTCCGGTCTCCGGACCAATCCCGGACGATTTCCGGACCCTCGGCCGCGAAGGCCACCAGCACAACGTCATCGCTGTAAAGCGCCAGGGCGAGGGCTGGCCAGAACGTTTCACCGCAGCCATTGCGGAAGCTCGCGAAAAGTATGACGCGGGCACACATGAAATGTGCCAGACGACGGAATTCGGTTGGGTAGTCCAATACCTGATCCCGCGCCTGAAGCCGGCTCCGCGCCGGAAGTTCTTCTCCGAAATGGTGGTCATGTAAAATGACCAGTATCCTTCTCTCTTCGGGTCGCCGCGTCGATCCTTTCAATCTCGATGGCGTCAAGCTCACGCTCGACGAACTCATCCCACCGCTCGCCAAGCTGTGCCGTTACACCGGCCACACCTCTGGCCATTACTCGGTCGCTGAACACACGGTCCACCTGATCAACAAGGTGCCTGTGGGTCTGAAGCGTGCCGCAGCTTTGCACGACCTGAACGAGGGTCTGACCAATGATCTGCCGCATCCCTTCAAAGCCGCGCTGCCCGACTACGGACAGTTCGAGAAGGGCGTCCAGCAACACATCTTTCGTCAGTTCGATGAGCCATGGGAAAACATGGAACTCGTCACTCACTACGATCGCCGGATTTGCGCGGATGAAATGGAAGAGCTGTTTAGCCCTCCGTACATCATCCCCGGTCTCGCCCCCTTGGGCGGCATCAAGTTCGAGTGCTGGGAGTGGCGCGAAGCCGAACAGAAACTCCGTCAATCCTTCAAATTCCTGGGACTGCTCTGATGACCATGCTCCGTTACAACGAGGGCAAGAACCCTCTTTCGCTCATCCCATCCAGCTTCATCGAAGCGATCTTCAGCAACGCGATGGAGTGCCACTCCGTCGTTCCGACGAAGCTGATCTGGCTGACCGGCCAGGTGCTCGATTTCGGCGCCAAGAAATACAGCGCCCACAACTGGCGCAAGGGTGGCAGCTGGTCGTCTGTGATGAACAGCGCCCTTCGTCATCTGCTGAAGATGATCGATGGCCAGAAGATCGATCCGGAGAGCAATCTTTCGGAGGCTGGCCACCTCGGCTGCAACATCGCGTTCCTGCTCGAGTTCGCCAGCCAGAGTGTTGGTGATGACGATCGCTACGTCTCGCTGGCTGCTCCGGAGGGCATCGACGCAGAACCACAGCCGAGTCTGATCTGGGTTCTGAACGAGCTGCTCGCCTGGCGCGATGGTGGCCCGCTGCATCACCTGCAGATCGCCGCCTGGGAGCTGGCCCGCTGGGTCGAGTGGGACAGCCACGACCCACAGCCGGTTCCGGACAACGTCATCAAGTTCCCGGCCGCTCCCCGAATCCCGACCTCCGTCCTCCCTTTCGGCTTCCCTGCCTTCGACGGCTCCAACGTCGTCTTCCATTAAGGATCATTGAACATGCAAGCTTCTGAATACCAGGCCAAGTTCGGCCGCACCCGCGCTCCTGTCTTCTTCCCGCATAACGTCCATCCGGCCTTCGTCGGCCAGCTGATGGACGCCCGCAAGAAGTCGGCTGACCTGATCGACGCCGTGAAGCGGGCGCTGATCTATGGCAATACTGAGCGCCTGAAGAACACCGACTACGCCAAGGTGGCCGAGAACCCGCTCGATCTCCCGTTCTTCATGGACGTCGATGAGCTGCATGCCATCCTCGGAATGGAAGGGGAGGTCGGTGAGATCTCCGAAGCCGTTCTGTCCGAGGAACCCCGCGATGTGATCCGCGCCCGTATCGTCGATGAGGCCGGTGACTTCCTCTGGTACCTGGCTCTGCTTTGCGACAAGTTCGACATCAAGTTCGAGGAGCTGTTCGCCGGCAACATCGCCAAGCTGGCCAAGCGCTATCCGGACAAGTTCACCACTGAGTTGGCGGTCAACCGTGATCTCGAGGCGGAAGCTGAAGTGTTCCAGCCAGGCCACCTCGAGGCGAAGACTCTGCACTGATCCAGCACGGTTCACAGTGCTTCAGCCCCGCCATGGCAACGGCCGGCGGGGCTTATTACCTGAGACATCCAACAAGGAAATCCCCCCATGCTTTTCAACGAGCAAGTTGCGCGTAAGCCCAACCTGTACCCGTGGACCGACGACTATATCCACGCCATTACCTCGTCCCCTTGGACGGTCAACGAATTCAATTTCCAGAGCGACTTCGACCAGTTCAAGACTGAGCTGTCCGACCAAGAGCGCCAGGTTGTTGTCCGCACGCTCTCCGCGATCGGCCAGATCGAGATCGCCGTGAAGGACTTCTGGGCGAACCTGGGCCGGAACCTGCGCCACCCAGCGATCAAGGATCTCGGCTACGTCATGGCGTACACCGAAGTGATCCACAATCAGGCCTACGAGCGTCTGCTCGAGGTGCTCGGTCTCGAGGACGTCTTCGCTGAGAACCTGAAGGAAGATGTTGTCCGCAACCGCGTCAACTATCTCCGCAAGCATGCCCAGCGTGTCTACGAAGATGATCGCAAGCAGTACATCTATTCGATCATCCTGTTCACGCTTTTCGTCGAGAACGTCAGCCTCTTCAGCCAGTTCTATACCATCCTGTGGTTCAACCGCTGGCGCGAGGGTGTCCGTGTCCTGAAGGATACGGCTCAGCAGGTGCAGTACACCAAGAATGAAGAGACGCTTCATGCCCAGGTCGGCATGAAGATCATCAACACGCTGCGCCAGGAATATCCGGAGCTCTTCGACGCCGAGCTGATCACCCGCATCCAGGAAGAGTGCCTCGAGGCGTACAAGGCCGAGAGCAAGCTCATCGACTGGATGATTGGGGACTTCTCTGGTCAGAACATCTCGGCCGACATCCTCAAGACCTTCATCGCCAACCGGCTGCAGGACAGCCTCGAGGCGATTGGCATCTCCTCCCCACTCAACATGCCTCGCATCCCGGAGACAACCTGGATGGATGAGGAGGTCTTCGGCACCAACAAGACCGATCACTTCCACAAGAACTCTGTGGACTACTCCGAAAACGACCGCGCATTCGACGCCAAGGAACTCTTCTGATGACCAACTGGATTACCGACGACACCCGCAAATTCCTCGCAACTGACTACCTGAAGCCAGGTGTGTCGGTGGAAGGCCGCATCCGCCAAGTGGCTCAGCGTGCCGGCTTCATCATGGACAAGCCCAAGCTGGCCAAGGATCTCGAGGAGTTTCTGCTCGCGGGCGATATGAGCCTTTCGTCTCCAATCTGGTCCAACTTCGGTGAAGAGCATGGCCTGCCGATCAGCTGCAACAACGTGGTGATCGACGACAACATGGACAGCATTCTCATGAAGCTGGCCGAGGTTGGCAAGCAGACGCAGCTCGGCGCTGGTACCAGTGGTTACTTCGGCAAGGTGCGCCATCGTGGTGCCAGCATCTCTGGTGGTGGCAAGTCCTTCGGCGCCGTTCATTTCATGCAGCTGTACGACACGGCGACGTCCGTAGTGAGCCAGCGGAGTGTCCGCCGTGGCGCGTTCGCCAGCTATCTGCCGGCCGATCACGCGGACATCGACGAGCATCTCACCATCCGTCAGAAGAATAGCCCGCTGCAGAACATCCACCCTGGTGTTTGCGTGACGGACAAGTTCCTTGAAGACGCTGAGAACGGTAGCGAGCGTAACCAGCAGATCTGGGCTAGGATCATGGAGCGCCGCTCGAACAACGGTCGTCCATATATCTTCTTCCACGACAACGCCAACCGCTTCGCGGCCGACGTCTATCGTGATCAGAAGCGGACGATCTGGTCTTCGAACCTCTGCACCGAGATCATGTTGCCGTCGAGCCAGTACGAGTCGTTCGTGTGCAATCTGCTGTCGCTCAACGCTTTGACCTATGACCGCTGGAAGGACACCAACATCGTTGAGTGCGCCATGTTCCTGCTCGACGCGGTGATGTCCGAGTACATCGAGAAGACCAAGGACATGCCGCTGATGAAGGCGTCCTACAACTTCGCCATTCGTCATCGCGCTCTTGGCCTGGGTGTTCTCGGCCTGCACTCACTGTTCCAGTCCAAGATGATCGCCTTCGAAAGCCCCGAAGCGGCCATCCTCGAGCTGCGGATGTTCCAGCAGATCCAGGCCCAGAGCCTTGAAGCTTCGCAGAAGCTGGGCAAGGAATATGGCGTCCCGGAGATGCTCCTGAACTACAAGCGCCGCAACACCACCACCATGGCTGTGGCGCCGACGAAGTCCTCGGCCTTTATCCTCGGCCAGGTGTCGGAATCGATCCAGCCGGAAGAGAGCAACTACTTCGTCAAGGATCTGCAGAAGGGCAAGTTCTCGCACCGTAATCCGTACCTGCAGAAGCTGCTGGCGAGCAAGGGCCAGGATAACGAGACTGTCTGGCGCTCGATCCTCATGAAGGGCGGCTCAGTTCAGCACCTCGACATCCTGTCGGGCCAGGAGAAGGACGTGTTCCGCACGTTCAGCGAGACGTCCATGGACGTCGTCATCGAACGTGCAGCCGCCCGCGGACGCTTCATCGATCAGGGCCAGAGCCTGAACCTGAAGATCAATCCGTCCGCGACTCCTCGCGAGATCTCGACGCTTCATCGCAAGGCGCACCGTCTCGGCCTGAAGTCGCTGTACTATCAGGAGTCGACGAACCCGAGCCAGGCTCTGGCTCGCGAGAACGCAGACTGCGCCGCATGTGAAGCGTAAGATCAGGCCCCTCACGGGGCCTTTTCTTTTGCCTTGTAGTCCAACGCGATCGACCCAGCACTCAAAATGAGACGCTCAGGGTCTTTGACTATGATGAAGGCGTAGGTGAGAGGAACGAGAAGAAGGCTAAGGCCCAGAACGAGACTTGACACCTTCAACTTAGAACCTCGAACCCCGCCGGAACGCATATGCTCCACGGGTATTCTCCATTCAGAGTTAAAGGCGTTGTCTCGTTTCGACTGCTCTGGAAGAGTCCTCTACCGGTGGTCCCTAGCCAGTGCTGCCTATTGAAACGGCCAACACCAAATTCATGCACTGCAGCTCACCAAGGGTCCGGAGCCCCTGTAGGTGGTAAAGCTAACCAAACCTTCTCTAGTCTCGGTTAGCGGCCAACTCGAACAGCCCCCTCACGGGGCGATCGACATGCTTAATAACTCATGAATTGTGGAGTTGGTCAAGAAGAAGGCCCCGATCGGAGCCTAATTTTTTCCTGCTCTCCAGAGATCTTCGCGGGCGATGAGCCGCCGGCCGCACGAAGACTTCTTGTCGTCGAGCACGATGAACTCACCGAACTTGTCGTAGACCTGGCCCTTGGACAAGCGCTTGCCTTTCACTGGAGGTGAGACGAGCTCGTCGAAGCAGATCCTGAGATCAGCGGGCAGGGGAGGCGGCAGGCTTCGGCCAGACAGAGAGCAGCTGGTCAACATCATCAGGCTCAAAGCAAGTGTCGTCAGGGCGGGTGATTTTCGAACGGGCATCAGCCAGCTCCTTCTTCAATGCATCAATTCGCTGGTACTGCTCGACCAGCTTGGATTGGTCGGCCGCTGTAATGGCGATACCTAGATTCAGATCCCGAACCTGCTGGACGAGAGCGGCCTGGGCGTGCTTCTCGTTCGCGACGTGTTGTCCGTAGAGATAGGCCACATAGAGCAGAGCCGCAGCTGCGGCTCCGATCATCAACCACTTCTTGAGTGGCGCGAGGAGGAGGGCGATCAAACCGCGCCCCTCATGCACATCGTCCGCTCGATCGCCCGACGCTTGGCAAGTCCAGGCAAGATCACCTTCTTGCCCTTCACGGTACCTTTGTTCCAAGGCAGCATTGCGTTGCAGGCGGCGACGATGTTGCCGGTCCTCAAGTACCGAGCGGCGCTCGAGCCACAGAAGCCCCCAATTCCGATGTTGTAGGTGAAGCTGTCGAAGGCTCCCTTTGTCTCGGCGGGGAGGGCTTCCCAGTTCTGGACGCATGACGCATTACCCTGATCGTAGTGGGCCATGCGCTTAACCAGGAGAGTGTGACACTCTTCCCTGGAAAATTGCCGGCCCTGCATGGACTTCGCATTCTCGGTTTCTCCCATGCAGTAGGTCAGCACGCCGACCGCGTCCTTGTAGACGTAGCCGACGTAACCCTCTGCCGGTTCAGCAATGGAAACGGCGATCGCAATAGCAGCGCTGGCGATCGTCGTGGTGATCGTCTTCTTAGCCATTCTTGGCTCCTGAGATTTTCTTTTGGGGAATGAGGCGTCCGTAGATCGCGCCAAAACCAACCAGGCCGTCGAGGACGGAGAAGGCGAGCCGGAGCTTAGGTGGGCTCTGGTCCATCATGGACAGGATGGTGTTGCAGATCGGTTCGAAGACGACGAGGAACAGGAAGAAGTAGACGCACCACAGCGACCAGGAATGACGGAGGATGGTTTTCCAGTCTTGGTGCAGCCGCATCAGAGCCCCGCGAACTTCTTGAGGAGCATCGGAGCGACCGTGGTGATGACGGCTGTGGACACAGAGCAGAGCGTGACAAGTCGCAGAACCTTTTCGTTGAGCGCCGTGTACTTGGCGGACAACTCGGACTGCTCCTTCTTCACCTCACCGATGGCTTCCTTGAACCCATCTTTCACTTCCCGCACCTGGCTGGCGACGAAGCTATTACGCTCCTCGAGCACGACCAGGCGCTCCATGAAATCAGCCAGCGCGACAACGCGATCGGACATCAGGCGGACAGCAGTTTCCAGGCTGTCGAGCCGGGTGTGAAGTGCGTCGTTCATAGGCATACGGAAACTCCAATTGGTTCCCGTAGATATGGTGATTCAGCCCTTGCGGTGCGCCCTGCGGTTGGTGCAGAGTGGTTCAGTTTGAATAACTTAGGGGTGTGTGATGAGGGGCATGCTTGCTGTTGTTTTGGGCCTGGCGATCGCCACGCCAGCGTCGGCCAGTTTCATGAATGGAAACGACCTAATGAAAGTTTGCTCGTCAGACGACAGGCTCGATAAGGGACAGTGCCTTGGCTACATCAAGGGTGTAGTAGATGTTGCTCCGAGGAAAGACACCTGCGTGCCCGCGGAGGCAACAGTGGGGCAAATAAGAGATATTTTCCTCAAATCTATGAAAGAAAACCCAGAGGACCGAGACCTATTGGCATCAGCGCTGCTTGCCGTTGCTTTACACGAAGCGTTCTGTGGCCGATGATCGGATAATGTATTTTATGGAACTAACGCATTGATATCATTGCCGAATAGCTGATCAAACCTATCCCGGATCATCTTCACGATCAACTCAGATCCAGACAGTCCGTAGGTGTCAGCCAGGACCGCGAGTTTCTTGCGATCCTCCTCAGTGCCATAGGCGATTATGCCGGCGTTGCGTTTCTTCATGGCCAGGCTACCTGCACAGCAGCCTCGATCTCGGCCGGCGTGCTCGCACCACGGACAAGAGCCTTGGCCTGGCGCTCAGACCGCTCGATAGCCGGTGCGACAACGCGCCAGTGTTGGGCCATAGTGAGGATGACGACCGCAGCGTCGAACACGGTCTCGTCCGTGCCTTCAGCTTCCTCGACGATCAACGGAATCTGGGCTAGATCCACATTCGGGTTCGCCATGACCAGTTCGGCCTGGCGTTCCTTCTCCATGTAGACCATGGCCTTGCCAGAGCCCAGCGTGATGTAGGCGCCGCGGCGTTGCTCGGCCGCTACGCTGATGTTGGCGATCGCCGCCTCACGAAGCGGCTCCAGGTTCTTGGTCAGTTTAAGCTGCATGGACTTCGACTCCGATTGCGCGAGGGAGATAGGGCCAGGACTCAATCACGAGCGTATAGCTCGCCGGCATATCTGCCTCGAGCTCGAGCGTGCCAGTAGTCAGCTCAAAGGTGTTCTCGTCGACGTGGACCGTGCAGCTATCAGGCAGGTTGGCAATGGTGAACGTCTCACCAGCCGTAAGCGAGATCAGGTCCGGAGTATCGAACGTTGGACGGTGTGTGATCTGTCCGTCCAGAATGTAGTCGGTCATGATGTCCGCAGTCACATTCTCGGTGCGGCCAGTGATCATACGAGGTGTCGGAACATCGACGAGAACCTGGTTCCCCTCCCCGTCCAAAACAGGAGTGCCATTGTCTTCCGTCAAGGGCATTTTCAGGAAGTCAAATGCGGGATTACCGTCTTCGTCGAGCGCAGGGATGTCAGGCAGCGGGCGAGGTGGGAACTCAAGGAATGGGATACCCCTCACCTGTAAAACGTCGGTCAAACCCTCTGGTACTGGGTCGAAGATGATGTGCCGGATTTCGCCTTCGGAGCTGTGCTCGATGATCATGTGTTATAGTCCCATACCGTATAGGCTGCTTGGATGGCAGAGCCCGTGCTGTTGTAATATTCGATCCTGTTCTCAAAACAGGTTGCCCAGCCTGATCCCCCCGCAGCCGCTTCAGGTCGCACAGCCGTAAAAAACCAGCTATCAAAACCTGCGACCTTAACTCCAATTCGACACGTCGGCCGGGTGGCGAACGTCTTTGGGAAATAGACAACTTGGGTGGTGTTCGCCGGTACTGTGAGAGCCCCTGCTACAAGCATCCGCACACCCGAAAAGTCGGATGAGAAGTTTAGATCCCCCGGCAAAGCATCAACGACTTCCTTGCCAGGTGCTGACACTTTCAAACCCGACGATCCGAGCAGCACCCTGTTAGGCAACGATGGCGCTCCAAACTCGATAATAGATACCCCGGATAGAAGCCGCACCCGATGTGAGGGGGCCGAAAGGGTCGCCAGTTGCATCGGGCAGGTTCGGAGCCCTGATGAAGTCGAAGGTCGTTGCGCTGGTCCAGTGCAAACAGATTGCGTTCCAGCCGATCACGTCGAACTCAACGAGTGGACGCATATTGAGAGAGGGGATTGCGACTGTGCTCGGAATGAATGAGCCAGCTGTTTGTGGGATAAACCCATATTGGATTACCTGCAGAACCTTATCTGTGATCCGAAGCAGGAAGTCGTCTTCAGTCAGATTACTGAGAATTTCCTTCCCTGGCTTCGTCACCCACAAACCGGATTCGGTTCCCCTCTGACCCAGAAGCACACGATTGGTCATCAGTTCTTCACCAGGTAATAGTCGAAGTAGCCCCAAGCCTTCTGGTTGCCGCCTACGCGACCTTCAGCTGGCCACCAAGTGCCGGTCTCGGCTGTTATGGAGAGAATCCCCGTCGATGGATTCCATCCGTTCGAGAAAGCACCTCCAACGAAAATCTGAGCTTTGTAGTCGGGGTAATGCGGGCGCACGGAACAGATGATCAATGGAAAATTCCCTGCCACGTACAAAGATGGCGGGATGTAAATGTTCGCGTACCATTGCCATCCCACCATATCCACGTAAGCCATCGTGCCGCGGATTGTGCCCTGCTGAACAACCTTGAGCAGACTGTTCCAGCGGCTGTCGAACGACAGCTTCTCGGGAGCAAGAGCCGTGTCGAGAACGTTGTTCCCTGGCCTCGACACCCTCAAAACGAAGGTGTTGTCGAAAGCGCCAAGAACCACTCTGTTTGCCATTAGTCCGCGATCAAAATCCTAGAGTTGTCGAGCTCGATCCGCATCTTGTTGTTTGCTGAACGGGCCAGGCCAGCGACGACTTCCCCAAGGTTGGCAGAGAAGGCCGACAGCTGGGTAACAGATATGGAGTTCGCAGTGATGGCGCCAGCCGCCAGCTTCTCGGCAGTGATGCTTCCTGCATCAAGATGGTTCGTTTTGATTGCACCATCGGTGATCTCGGTCGCGCCCAGAGCCAGTGGGGTGCCGTTGGCGCTGTTGAGATTGAAGTTCGACCGGTTGCCATCCTTGTCCACGGCGCGGACCCAGACGTAATACTTCACACCGGCCGTCAGGCCAGGGATAACGCCCGACGTTCCAGACGAGACGCCGCCGTAGATTGCCGTCGTGCTATCGTCCGTGGTGCTGTAGAAGATCTCGATACGATCGAGGTCCGTGTCGGAGGGGTTGGTCCAGAACGCCGCAAGGAACTTGAATCCGGCCGTGACCGTGAGACCGGTTGGGGCTTCAGGCGGAATTGGATCGCCAGCGCCGCCACTCGGGAATGGGATGTCCAGCGACATCTGATTGCCGAAGTTGAGGTTGCCGCCCTCCATCAAGTCATAAAAAGCTAGCTTGAAATACCACTTGGTGTTGGCCTCGAGCGGGATCGCGACGTTGTTGTTCGGACCCTTGTAGACTAGGTTGGCCGCGCTCGGAACGAAACTGTCCAAGGTGGAGGCGTGGATCACGACACCCTTGAAGTCGCGGATCGCCGGGACGTCATAGTGAACGACAGCTGCATCGTAGAGCACCTCGACGCTCTGGGTCGCAGGAGCGGCCGGCGCGTCATTCTTCACCGACAGCACAACGTAATCGGAGATGAATCCGAATTGATCCTTCGTCGCGACGGCGATCTTGAAGGCACGGCGAGGCGTGCCCTGCCCGTCGTTGACGTTGGCCGTGTACTCGTAGGTGTAGTAGGTCCGGTCCAGGCTCTCTTCGCGGATGACCGTATCCTGCAGATCGCGGACCTGGAGAACATACTCCTGGAAGTAGACGTCCTTGGATGCCGGCCACTGGAAGAGCGGCGAGCGGCTTTCGAAGTCCGTCTCGGTCGGCTCGTCGATCATGCGGAGGCTCTCGATGCCATCCACGACGCGGGTGTCACCGATCAGGCGGTGCTCGATGACTGAAGGCACCGATGCATAACCATTCACATCGACTGCAGAAATCTGGAAGAAGTATTCGCCAGATGGGATGTCGTCCCACTCGAAAAGAGGGACCGGAGATTCGCCCAGCGTGGCCAGTGGTCCGTTGTCACGGGAGCCTTCGATCCGGTAGCGCGTCACGGTCTTCGTGGTGCTTGGATCCCAGCCGAGGCTCAGGGTGGTGATCTGGCGGGCGCCGACCGTGCGGGTCGTTGCTCGGACGAGAACGTTGGTGACCGGCTCAGGTTTCTTCTTGGTGTCGAGGACATACTTGTCGAGCTCGTCGATCGAGCCGACATGACCGTCGATGAACAGCCACTTGGCTCGGTTCATCTGAATAGCCTGGATGTCGATGTTGTCCGGATCACCATCCGCTTCTGAGATCGACAGGACGCGGAATGCTACCGGAGCTGCATCGCCGTTCGCCTGCTCGATCGAGAAGACGGCATGCTCCGGAAGGTTGACCGGCAGATCGGTCAGCGTGTTCAGCTCGGTCAGGGCACCCGTGGCCGACGTCAGCTCACGGGTCTCGATCACGAAGTCCTCAGTGGCTTCGCTGATAACCTGGAAGCTGATGCGGTAGCTGAAGCCAGGTTCGAGAAAGATCGGATCGCGGAGCTGGATCTTGCGGGGCGACGGGATGGACTGAACGCGGCCTGTGACCCCGTTCTCCATATCCTCGTCGGCGCACAGGATCACATTGTAGGGCGACATGTAGAGGCCCATGCGATTGGTCTTGAAGTTGACCATCATGGTCTCGGTCGTGCCCGTGATCAGATCGTAGCGGGCGCGGCGGATCGCCTCTTCTTCATCCGTACAGCCAACCGCTTCGAAGTTGCTCGGGATGCGGCCATACTGATTGATGTGGTCCTGGTCGAAGACGCGACGACGGTCTGTCTGCCAGTTCAGATCTTCGTTGGTGAACGAGACGGTGATGTCGTTGTGGCGGGTGGAGATCTCCGTCCACGAGTAGGTGAAGAGACCATCGACGACGTTCTCAGGCGTGAAGATCGTGACCGGCGTGTCGTCGCGGTCGATCCGGATGACGCCTTCACCATTGCCGTCGTCGAAGAAGCGAGCGGCCATGATGCCGCACATGAAGTTGATGGCGTCACGACCGCCGCGGGCCTCAGTGATCAGGCCATTGAAGGTGAAGCGCGGCTTGCCTGAAGCGGTCGGCGTGTCGCACCAGACGCCAGCAGCGTAGACGTCCCACTTGTTCAGCGTGATCGGGTAGTAGGCATTCATGCCGTACCGATCGTTGAGCACCAGGTCGTTGACGATGTAGGCCAGGTTGTTGGTGTAGGCGAGCTTCCAGGCGCCATCCCAGAAACCAGTGTGGACACGAGTGGCTGGGTTGTAGTTCGATGGAACGCGGACGATGCGGCCGAGATAAACGCCCGAGAAATCCGGGACCGACGAGAACTGTTCGCTGGCGCGAGCCACGAGCTGCGTGACAGCCAGACCTGGGAACTTGTAGCCCTTGGCGGTGACCTCCTGGAACGACTCCCAGGTAATGCTGAAGAAGAGTTCGGTCGTGTCATTGGGCGACGTCTTGGTGACGCGCCACATGTAGGGCTCGTCCACCCGGTCGACCGGGATGCGGAATTCCTTGGGGAAAGCAGAGGTGGTCTTGGCAGTGATCGCCACCTCGCCGTTCGTCAACGTGACGCTGCCGCCAGTGCCGTTCTCACCGAAGGTACCAGGACGCAGCGAGGAGCCGGCGATGATCCAGGCCGAGCCGTTGAAGAAGAACGCCCTGCCCTGTCCAGTGTGCAGCCAGTAGTCGCCCTGCTCGGGAACGAAGCCCACGATCTTCGGCCCGACGAAACCCTTCGTCTGCCTGTCCGCACCCTTGGAGGATCCCTCGGCCCAGGTCCAGACGTTGTTGGCGAACACCAGGCTGGCGGGGAAATACCAGCTGGAACCGTCGAAGATCTTTGGCTTATAGTTGTTCGAGGTGTCGAACCAGATGCCGGCCTTGGCGGTCGAGACCGGCTGACTTGCCGCCCAGTAGGTTGGCCGGTCGCCAGGCGAGGCGTTGATCTTGGCCGTCTGCGTCTCGTCGCCATAGAAGACGTCGAAGCTGTCGCCAGAGATCTGCGGCGGAAGCGGATTGACCTCCGGAGTCCTGACGGGCCTCCAGCTGCTGTCGCTGACCTTCTTGTACTCGATGCGCCAGCGACCAGTGTGGTTGAACGTGCCTTTGTCGTTCTGCTGCGCCAGCTGGTTGATGGTGAAGCGAAGATCGACGTAGTCGACGTTGGTGTGCGTACCCTGGCGGACGATCGCTACGCCCGAGGCCATCTCGGTGTTGACGGTGGTCGAGGAGCCGAACCCGCCCATACGGGAGTAGATGTCCTCGCCCTGCTCGCTACCCTTGTAGTCAATGAGCTCGAAATTATCGAAGTTGTTGGAGCCGCTATCGTCCTGGAGGTTTGTGGTTCCGATGCGGTAGGATTTGGCGCCGTTCTCCAGGCCGAAGATGGGGCCTTCTGAGACGCCGATGAGAGCTTCGACCACGTCGGTCGCGAAGAGACTGTCTCGAGTCTGGGTCGGTGACTTTGCAGAACCTCCCTTCGAACCGCTGAGTTTTCGAAGGGATATATCATGTACTGTCATATACTTATCCGGCGTTCTTCATGTACCGGATTAAGTGGGGATTAGTGAGCGGTTTTTCCAGAGCGCCAGCGAGCCCGCATCCACTTCAGACGCTCGGCAGCTTCGAACGGATCGAACTCCAGGCGGATGAAATTGATCGGGGACGAAGCGTAAGGATCGATGAGTGCGACGGGCATGTTGTACATGTCCTTGGCGTCGAGGTTCAGCTCCTCCGCATAGCGGTCGATTTTCTTGTAGCTGGCGACCTGGACGGCGTGCCAGATCTTCCCCGATGAGGGACGCATGCCGTGTGCATAGCCAGAGGTATGGATGTGTCCGCCGACATAGATGTCGTGGTGTTCGCCATCCAGCTGAGCCTTCTTGGCAGCGCCATAGCTCTCCGACCACATCGACTTGCCCTGGAAGCCATGGACAGCGTAGATCTTCACCTCGCGCTGGCTGGGCAGGGTCAGCCGCAGGCGGGCCTTTGTCGATTTGTGGACCGCAGCACTGCCGGCGAGGATGCCCTTCAGGATGTCGCCGCCCTGCCCCCAGACATCGTGGTTGCCGTTCAGATAGAACAGCCAGTTCACGCGGGTCAGGATATCCTCGACGAGAGCGATGGACTCGGCCGAGCTGGTGGACTGCTCAGCGTAAAGACGGGCAAGACGGCCAGCCCAGTTGTTGAAGACGTCACCGACGTTGCCAGCGAACATGCCTTCGACGCTTCCGTCGATCAGGCTGACGTGATCCAGAACCTGCTTCAGATCCGTGCCATCGTCGTCCAGGTGCCAGTCGCCGGCCAGTGCCAGGCCGATCGGGCCATCGACCTTGCAGCGAACATTGATCAGCTTCTCGCGCTCGTAGATCTCGGACTTCCGAGCGAACTGCTCGATGCGCCGCTCGATGAGCTTCGCGACGTCGATGCTCTCAGCCAGCTTGCCGCCAGGGAGATCGACTTCGAACTGAGATTCAGCATCCGGATCGCTCCAGCGCTTGTTCATGCCGCGGATGCCCGACTCGGAAATGTCGTAGCCGCGTTCGCGAAGGTAGCGAGCGGCTGGCCTGAAGCCCCCCATCTCGTTGATCGCGTTCTTGATGAGGTCTTCAGATGGACGCATGGATAATCCTATTTGGGGTTATATTCGATTGCGTTGATGTCGAACGACAGGAAGTGCCCGAAGCACAGGTGGCGTCCGTAGAGGATGGGGATGCGGGTACCGATGGTGACGGTGTTCTTCGGGGCGCCAAGGTAGCTGCTGCGCTGCTGCTGATCTCCGACGTCCGTCTGGGGCTTCGGAGCGAGCATAGCACTCAGGCCCCCCAGGATCGCCAGGGCGCCAACCTTCATCAGGATGGAGCCGAGAGCCGTGCCACCGAACATGAAGAAGCCCACGGCCACGAGCGCAACGCCGAGCAGGATCTGAAGCAGACCGCCAGACTTGCCGCCGGCCAGCTGTGGCACGATGTGGATGAACTCAAGCTCCTGGTCGAGCTGCTTGTAGAGCGACTCCTCCGTTTCGAAGCCGACAACCTTCGCCCGATGACGCCCGCGGATCGGGCACGGTGCAAAGCCGAGCAGCTGGCGCGTGACGCCCTCGACGGCCTCGGCTGCGGTATTGCAGTGGATCAGGATCGGGCCGTCGTGAAAGGCGGCGAAGTACCCGTGGAGGACGACTTTAATCAGCAATGAGAACGTCCCCCTTCTCGACGTAGTATTTGGTCACGCCGTCGTTTCCGACGATGTAATGCTCGAGGTCGGGCCAGCTGCGAAATGCATGATAGTCGTCGGCCGACAGCACGGAGTCCGCGCCAGGGTGGGTGTGCCAGGAGGCAGCAGCCTGCGGCGTCCACAGAACGAGATCCTCGCCTTTGAAGTCAAAGCCCTGCGTCGGTTCCGGGTGGACGTTTTCGCACTCGATCAGCTCGCCAGACTTCAGCAGGAAGCCGCAGCGCTCAGTCTCGCCCTCATACAGGGAGTTCATTTTCTCGGAGATATTCATCGAGCTTCCTTCGGACGCGAGGGGGAACGAGGTCGAGCAATTCGGCGGTACCGGTCTCGCCTGTCAGCTTCACGTCCTTGTGTCGGATGACAGCCAGGGTGGTGTTGCGGCTTAGGCCAGCGTACGGTTCCGCGACCGAGAAGCGGCCCCAGAGATGGTGGAGGATCTTGCCGCTGTCGACGAGGACACCAACGTGGTTGGCGGTCTGCGAGTCGATGGCGCACAGCACAACGTCGCCGGCCTGGTACTCAGATGGATGGCACTCAAGCAGCTCAAAACCGATCTTGCTGTAGCCGTCCATGTAGAGGTTCAGGCCATGCTTCCAGAAGAACTTCGGGCGGGCAAAGTTGGGCAGCGTGATGCCGAAGTTGTCGATATAGAAATTGCGGAGCAGCGTGTAGCAGTCCTGCTTTCCATAGACGAACGGCTTCATGGTGAGGTGTTCGTACTTGATCATCAGAAGCTCACCATCGGGAAGTCGGGCGGGATAAACATCCGGCATGGGATCTGGAAGTTGGCGCCTTCGGTCATGTTCCGGAGCTCGAGCGAGATGCTCTGGCCAGAGATGAGTTCTCGGATACGGCCGACGTACCACATGCGGCGAGTGGCAATGTTGATGTCGGCGTCCAGATTTCCACGCAAGACGCGGTATCGGATGACGGTCGCCAGATCGAGCTGGCCCTTCTTCGCGGCCGAGTTGAAGATGCCGAAAGGGTTCATGACCTGGAGGAGTGGGCGGCTTTCTTCACCGTCTGCGGACTGGCTGTCGCCGGTCAGCTTGCAGGCCATTCCCTCGTACTTCTTGCCTTGCCATGTGATTGTGTCCTCGCCCTTGAAGCGGAATTCGACCGGCAGGTTCTTGAGCTTGACGTAGAACAGGTCGACCTCTGCATCAGCTTGAAGTTTTTGGGCCTCTTGCAGATGCTCGATCGGCGCATTCGTCGTCATGGCTGGGTCAGGATCTCCAGCTGGAATGGTTCAACTGTTCCTTTACCGTCCTCGGCAAGTGCGTAGTCGAGGGGTTTGGAAAAGCGGACGATCATTGTGCCATGACCAGGGAGGGGAAGCTTGAAACGCTTCCACAAGCGGTGGCGTTGATAGAACTTCTCAAGGCGATTGATATTGATCTCGGGCCTCACTGAGGGAATAACCCGCCCAGCTTCATCCGTGAAGAACACCATCGTTTTGAATTTCAGTGTATAGGTGACCTGATCAGGCCCTTTAGGTGCAGTGGTGAATTCCCAGCCCCTTCCAAACTTCACGCCCGCAGACGATTCTGGGTATTTAACGGCCCAGGTGAAGTAGGGGAAATCAAACGTTTCCATCCCGGCTGATATGGGTTTGATTCCAGCACGTTACAAGGGTTTGCGGGCTGCTCCACTTCTAAGGATAAATCTTGTTTATTCGTGGTCGTGACATTTTTCGACCCACCCCTGCCCCAGATCCAGGCGAGCCATTCCTTGCAGGTGATACGGACGACGTTGAGCTTGTTTCGATCGTAGGCCAAGCGCTCGCGGTGGACGTTGATCAGGCCCAGATCCTCAGCCTTCTTGCAGGTTTTCTGAACCATTGAGCGGCAGACACCAGCGATGCTCGCGATCATGTCGACCGGCAGGTTCATACGGCTCTTCTTCCGGACTTCATCCGCGATCACGCTCAGGACGGCCAGCTCACCAGTCGTGAATTGGGCGGCGACCGAGGGGCTGATTGGCGCGAAGGCTGCACGACGACGACGACGGGCGATCGACGCGGCACGGTCCTGGGATTTGATCGCCTTCCGACGACGGAAGAAGTCCCGGCGTTTCCAGTTTGGTGCCCTTCTCGCTTGGTCAATCGCGTCGAACCAAAGGGTGGCCATCTCATCTGACAGGTTCCCGCCAGCCCATTGTGTGGTGATCATGCGGTATAAGTTGTCGAGCTGGTTAGGTTGTAGGCTTTTGAGATAAACGATTTCTGGTTGTATTAAATGTTGGAGTGCAACCATTCGGGTCGGTCCCTCTAAGACGCAGCTTGCCATTTCGAAAATCGCCAAATTTCCGATTGACTTCTGATTCGTTTTATGAGAGCTTCAGACCTGTTGAAGGGCTTCTCTGAAGCTCGCTGGATATTCAAAAGCACTGAGGCGCCAACCTCGGTGCTTTTTCGTTTCTGCAGGAATTGTTAACGCAAGAGTGATTCCTTTCGGCCAAATGATGTGGCATCTTGAACGAGTCGCTGAGTCGTGACAAGAAGGTACTCACCCCGTTAGTACCGCGGAGTTAGTTAATGAAAGCCAAAGACGCTGTTTTGACGATCAAGATTGAGCAGGAGCTTCGCGAAGCTTTCGCAGCTGAAGCTGCAGCTCAGGATCGTCCAGTCTCAAGTGTTCTTCGGGAATTGATGCGCGACTATCTGAGCCGTCGTCGGCCGATGGCTGAGATGCGTCACGATCAGCAAAGCGCCTGAGCAACTTACCCCCGTATAAAGATTTCTCGATGCCCAAAATATTGAGTGGAGACTACAAGGGAACTGCCATCTGGCAGACCACTTTTCCTTGGTTCGGCAAACAGGCGAAATATTTCAAGGGCGTCATGATTGCTGACCCCACCAAAGGCAAGATCTACACGAAGGACGAGATCGTCCGCGTGAAGGAACTAGGCGCCGCCACAGACTTCAACGCCAGTCAGGGTTTTGGCGCCGCTGTCGGCGGTGCGATGCTTGCTGGACCAGTTGGAGCCTTGGCTGCTCTGGGAGCTCGCAAGAAGTCGTTTACCTACGGGATTGAGTTCACGGATGGAATGAAGATCGTCGTTCGTGAAGAGAACCCGGATAGCTACAAGGACTTCGGAATTTTCAAGAACTATGTCGAGCAGAAAGGCCTGCTCGACATTCAGTTCTAGCCACCCATCTGAACCTGCTGGATCAGCTTCTTGAGCGTACCACGGCGCTGGATGTTGTCCGCTACGTGGGCAACGACATCGTTCGGCCCCATCTGCGGCTGCTGATCCGGCGACACGATCCAGACGTTTACGACGCCTGAGCCCTGCTGCTGGTTGTCGTTGGCTACGCGGCCGGCCAGCTGTCCTTCCGAGATTTGACGGTTGCCCAGGTTGTTCATCTGGGTCAGCTTGTCTTCACCGATCATGGACACGGCCGACTGCCGCAGGACCATCTCGCCAGGCATCAGCTTGTAGTTTCCACCGTCACGGAACGGTGAAACCTTCGTGCCATTCGCAGCTCGGTTCATACCCCCGTTGGCCTTGCCTCCGACGACGCCAAGCAGCATCTTGCCGAAGTCACCGAAGATACCCGAGCTGCCGGTCTTGCTGTCACCGCCGCCAAACAGCGACATGATGATCTGGTTGGCGAGAGCCTTGGCAATGATCTGGATAAACATCTGCAGAATCGTCTGACCGAGCTGCTTGAAAGCCTCGCCGGCCGACATGGTGCCCGACGCGATGTTGGTGAAGAACTGCGAGAAGCCCGAGGACAGGCCGTCGAGCACTTCACCCCAGGTCGTCTCGAACTGCTTCGCCAGCGGGATCATCTGGTTGTTGGCGTCGATGATGCCGTTCTGCTGCGCCCAGGCGTTGGTGGCCGATTGGATGGCGCTGCTGACGGACGGACCCTGATTGGCCTTCGCGGCGTCGAGGAGGTTGTTGGTCTCCTTCAGCTCATTGTTCTTTTTGAGGAGGTCGTTCTCCATGGTCTTGAGCTGGAGAATTTCCGTGTCACGGGAGCCGTCAGGGTTGTTCGCTTCAGCCTCTGCGGCCATCCGGCGAACTTCAGCGATCTCCTTTTCGATCAGCAGAACGCGGTTGGCTGCAGCCTCACGCTCGCGATCGACAACGTTCTGCTGCAGCTTTTGGATGTCGGCCTGCGTGTACTTGCTGGCCATGTCAGGCTGCTGAGCGATATCAAGAGCCGCCTTGGCGCGGTCGACTGGCTTGTTGAGTTCCTCGTCCGCTGCCTTGTAGTATTCCTCCATTACCTTCTGGAGGTCGGAGTTCAGATTCTCACGCAGGCCGGCCTTCAGCTCCTTGAGCTTGTTGGCGTAGTCACCCGGATTTTCATCCTTGAGGGTGGCGTTCTCGGCGTCGAACTTCTTGATCTCCTGATCGAGCAGCTGGTCGTGGGCATCGTGAATCTGCTTCTGCAGATCGGTCAGGGACTTGGCGTCGTCCGTGAAGCGGACCTGGGTCTTCAGGTTGCCGATACGAGACTTGAGGTTGGTGATGGCAGCGTCGGCCTGTGCCTCGATACCCTTGTTGATGTTCTCCTTGACCTGTTTGTCGGTGTCGTCCGCGATCTTCTTGACCTCGACATCGCCCGCGGTGTCAGTGCCAGACAGGAATGCCTGAGCGCGGGACATACGCTTCCCGACATGGTTGACCGAAGGATCTTTGTTCGGGCGCTCGAACTGATCCATGAACGCCTTGGAAAGCGTCTGGGGATCTTCATCACCCGCCTTCAGGCGAGCAAACAGGTCTGGGTAGTCCCGCATAAGCTCCTTCAGTACGAAGTCGTACTGAGTGCCGATATCGTTCGAAGCCGTCCCGCGCTTGATAGCCTCCGACCGAAGCTCGTTCCAACGGGTGCCACGCCACTGAGCAACACCATGGGCAGAGCCGTGGTCACCAACAGCGTCAGGATTGAATTCAGATTCAACGGACAGGTTGGAAGCGATCGCCGCGGCGCCTGCCTTGGACAAACCCCGTTCCATGAAGTGCTTGATGGCCGACTGGGCGCTTCCAGCCATGGCCTTGCTGACGGGCTCGTTCAGATCGATGCCCTCGAGCTGAACGTCGATGTTGCCGATCTTATTGAGCTCGCCACCGAGCTGAGCAGTCAGCTCCTTGATCTTGGTGACGAGCGCGTTCATCGCGTCACTCGGCGGGGTCTTTTTCAGCTCGGCCGTCGCAGCTTCGATCTTCTCGCGAAGTGCCTTTGCCGAATCCTGAACCGCTTCCTTCTGGCGCTGGAGCGACTCCTTCTGCAGGTCGAGAGCCTTGGCATCGTTCGCACGCTGCTGCTCGGCGGTCTCGGCGGCTGCACGCTCGAGGAAGTCACTGCGTTCATCCTGCAGCTTCTCGACAGCGTCAGTGTCCTTGTTCAGGTTCGCCAAGCGGATCAGCTCGTCATAGAAATCCACGATCTGCTTCGTGGTCGCGGCGCGGAGATCCTCGTAGCCCTTCTTCGCGGCCTCGAATGCTTCGTTGTTCCGAGCGCCTGAGATCTGGCGCTGCCAGCGGGCAAGCTCCTTATTCTGGTTCGTCTCGGCTTTTTTGACTTCCTTGGTGACGTACTTCGTCTGAGAGGTGATCGCCTTCTGGCTTGCCTCGTTCAACTTGAGCTGCAGTGCTGCGAGCGCCTGGTCGATTCCAGACGATACAGCACTTCCGTCCAGGCCAGCCAGGTTCGGGTCGGAGGCGGACTCCTTTGCGAAGTCGTCCTTGAAGGCCTGGACCGACTTATCACGTACCGTCTCGAGCCATTTGCGGACGGAGGCGTAGGCGGCAATCTTCTGCTCGTCGTTCATGCCGCCAGAGCTGATGCCGGCGATCCGATCGTTGAAGCCAGTCTGGATGTTCTGTGCCCGCTCTGTCAGGGCCGCATAGGACTTCGATCCCTGTACACCAGCGTTCGCCTCGTTACGCAGGATGACAGTGAGGTCGGCGGTAGCCGCCGCGGTCTTCGTCAGGTTGGCGACGATCGGATCGAGAGTCTCCTTCAGCGTCGTCAGGAAGCCGAGGTTGCCATCTGGATCGCCCTTGCGCTGAGCTACCGTGATCTGCTCATTCACGTATTTGCTGATCGACAGCGCCTGGCGGGCATCATGCACCTGGCTCAGATCACCCAACGAGATCCGCAGGGCACTTCCGATGTTCGTGCCGAATTTCTTGGAGATGGCATCGATCAGGTAGTTGTTCGAGGACGCTTCGACGGCGCCACCTACACCACCATTGGCCAGGTCCGCCTGCTCACGAAGATAGTTCGCCTGCGGTCCCTGGCGGTTGGTCAGCCTGTCGCGCTGTTCTTTCAGCTTGTCGATTTCAGCGCGGCGGGTCTCGGCAGCTTCTGCCAGTTCGGCCGCTCGGACACGAGAAGACGTCGAGCGGAGATCGTTCAACTCACGGATCAGGTCCGTGACCGACATGGTGTCGTCCTTGATCGACAGGCCGAGTTCGTTGAACTGAGTGCGGAGCTCGTCGATCTTTGCCTGACGGAGGAAGCCATCCTTGTTGAGCTCGTCGCGGCGATCGATCAGGCCTTGGATCGCAGTATCAAGGGAGCCGATCTTGCTTTCAGTCGCGTCCGCTGCGCCCTTGAGGTCGTTGACCTTGGACTCGAGGGCGTCGATGCTGGTCGTCAGCTCATCCGCCCTGCCCTTCCAGGCGAAGAACGCACCAGTGGCAAGCACAACGCCGGCTACCAGCAGGCCGATCCAGTTCGAGGCCAGGACAGCCATAAGGCCAGCCAGTGCCCTGCTGAAGAAACCAAGCTCGACCGTGGCTCCAGCGACAACGGTGGAGGTCAGGGCGAACGCAGCGCTGAAGGTCGAGACCAGTGGGATCATCAGGCCGAGGCTCTTGATCAGGTTGCCGAACAGCGAAACTCCGAGCACCGTAGCGAGGACGCCAGCGACGGAACCAATACCCTGCAGGAGACCTGGAAACTGGTTAAGCCAAGAGACGATCTGTGTGGCGCCGACCATTACCTTCTGGAACACCGCCAGCAGAGGTTCAAAAGCCGTGAAGGTCGAAGCGCCCAAAGTGTTCTGAAGCGTCTGAGCCGTGTTGCTCAGCGAAGTCATCTGGATCGCGTTTGCTTCAACAGCAGCAGCCGAGAGCGTGAAGCTCCGCTGCATATCCTTGGCCAGTTCAGTGTTGTTCGCCAGAGCCAGGTAGGCTGCAGCCGAGCGGGTCTCGAGAGATTCGTAGGCTTCAGCCGCGCCGAAGCCCGCCTTCTTCAGGGTCTCGATGACAGGCAGGAAGCCCTTCGTCTTGACGTTGATATCGTCGACGGACAGGCCCGCCGCTCGCAGGGTTGCGGTCAGCTTCTTGGACGGGTCTTGCAGATCGGTGAGCAGGGCACGGAAGCCAGTGCCCATCGTCGAGGCCTTCACACCCGACTGGGACAGAGCGCCCAGGATCGAGGTCGTCTCCTCGAGCGAGATACCCATCGCTTCAGCAGTCGGGCCGATGTAGTTCAGCGACGTCTGGAGCTTGTCCACGGACAGCTTCGACAGGTTGAGCGCTGCGGTGAAGATGTTGGCGACGTCGCCCGTGCGGCTCGTTTCGAGGTTGAAGGCAGTCAGGGTCGAGGTGACGACGTCAACCGCCTGGGTGAGGCTCGAGCCGGTCGCGGTTGCGAACTGAGCGATCGAGCCAAGCGACTCCGTCACCTGCTTGGTGGAGAGACCGGCCTGGGCCAGTTCAGTTGCTGCCTTGGCGATCTCGACCGTGCTGTAAGGAACGGCCTGGGCTACATTCAGCAGGTTCTGTTTGAAGGCCACCATCTCGGAGTTGGTCGCGGTCGAGATGGCCTGGAACTGATGCAGCTCCTTGTCCAGCTCGACGATGCCAGAGCCGGCGCTCTTGATGGAGCTGAAGAGCCCACCGACTGCGGCGTAGTTCAGCATCACGCGACCCTGGATACCCATCAGGTCGGAGCCACCGTTGTAGTTCAGCTGCTCGAGGCGCTTGCGGCTAGCCAGTGCGGCCGAGCCATTCTCCCCTGCGTAGATTGTGTCGGCGCGGCGCTGGTCAGCCAGTCGGGATTTGGCCGAGAGTAAACGATCGCTGGAGTTGGCCACCTGCTGGGTGGCCGCATATTCTGCAGAGCGAATGCGGGCGTTGATCGCCTCTTCGGTCGTCTTCAGCAGGCTGACAGTCTGCTTGACGATCGCATCCTTGACGCTGGCCTTCACGGCCTCGGTCGAATTCCTGATGTCGCTGATCAGCGACTGGGCAACGGCGCGGTTGATATTGTTGGCGTCGGCCGAGCGACCGTTTACGCCCGAGGACTGGCCGACGCGACCGTAGAAGCCCCGCTCGATGGTGTCGGCCCGCGACTGAGCGCGGGCCTGCTGCGCGAGCGTTCCATCCTTGTAGAGATCGGTGATCTCCTTCAGGGCGGACTTCAGCTTCTTGACACCAGCCTCATTGACTTTGAGGGCCTGGTTGAAGTCGGCTGAGATACCGTTCAGTTGTTTACGAAGCGCCTCCAGCTCCTGTCGAGCTTCCTGAGTGTTCAGTTCGTAATCAACTTCAAAGGTATTCTCAGCCAAGCGTGCCTCCTATTTCGGCAAATGCTTTGGCGAGCTCGTCGAAGGATTGAATCGCTTCGCTTTCGTTAGGTGCGGAGTTTCCTCCCCCTCCTCCAAGCGCTTCATCCACTACCAGGCGGAACGTCTCATATTCCTGGTAGTATCCGGCCATTCGCTCCTGGGATTTTAAGCTCACCAGGGTGGTCAGATCCTCGAGGGAGTGTGACCAGTACACTTCCTCGAGTAGGCTGGGACGGACGCCCAGCGCCCAAATCAGGGAGTCGCGGAAGCTAAGTCCTTCAAGCCAGCCATGGAAGACTTGAGGCCCTCGAGCAGCTCCTTGTGGTTTTCGACGTGCTTGGCTGACTTTGCCAAGCGCCGCATGAAAAAACCCATCAGGTGAGCTCCCGCCCAATCAAGGATGCGCTCGATGTCGTCGATCGAGATGTCGATATCGTCGATGTCTTCGACGGGCTTCAGTACCTTGCCGGTCACCTTCCGCTCAGCAAGTACAGCGGCGAGAATCTCGGCACGGAGGCCGTCGTCCAGCGACATGGCCGGCACAACTTCAGGCGAGCCGACGAGCAGAGAAAGTGCGTTCAGGAGTCCATAGGACATGAACAGTTCACGTTCATTTCCGTCCTGGGTAATCGAGAGTTTGTCGTTGGTTTTTTCGGTCATCAAAGATCCACTAAGTTCAAACAATTGCGCCCCAGTCATGTGGTGACTGGGGCGGATATTTGCAAGCCTCTGCGGGGCCTTAGAGGATTGTCTTAACCCGGTTTAGCGGGGGAAGAGAATTGCCGCGGCCGTGGCGTAGTCGGCGTAGAACGGATCGGATTCGACACCCGAGTAAGGCGTGAATTCGAAAGGCAAGTTGCCGAAGTTGTCCGTCTGGAACGCGACACCCAGACCCTTCGTGACCTTGACCTTCGGGAGGTAGATCGTGAAGGGAGCGTTATCGGCCGGCAGGAGGCCGACGATCTTCGCAGCGAACTCAGGCTGAACGTCCGAGCCACCAACGTCGATACGCTTGACCTTGCCGATACGCGAGCCTACCGGGAAGACAGACTTCGTGGACGGCTCGTGGCCAGCGGCCAGGGTGATGGTGGACTTGCCAGTCGCGAAAACGGCCGTAGCGATCTTGGCGATGTGGACCTTGTCGTCCAGGCCGTTCTGGATGAAGACGTAGTCGCCGGCGTTCAGCTTGGAACTGACGTCCGCGGTGACTTCGATCGACTTGGTGGCAGTTGCGTACGCGGCCGAGGCCAGCCAGATGTCAGTGACCGTGTCGAACTCAACGCCCGAGGCGTCCAGGCCAGCGGCGTAGCCCATGTTGCGGAGCGTGTATTCGTAGACCTCCATGGAAGCCTTCAGGCCATCGCCGTTCTTGACGGACATGACAACCGAGTTCTTCACGCCCTGAGTAAGTTCGACGAAGGTCGGGTCGGCGGTGAGCTGGAAGTTCTTCACCAGTCCGATGGAGTGCTCCTCCGGATTCAGCTTGTGAAGGTCGGCAGGTGCGCCGATCATGACGGTCGCCGTGCTGAGCAGGAATTTCTTGGTCTTAGCGTTACCCGCCATGGGATTTCCTCACGTTTGGGACAATGGTTATTCCCTTGTTAAATGAGGAGAAAACCCCATATATGCTACGTTCAAAAACATTCAAAACGGTGGGAAATGCGTCGCTTATCAACCAGTCTTCCAGA